TAGTTCCAGGAAATCATGATATTTATATAGAAAATCTTATTAATGATATTGTAAAGGATTTGAGTTGGCAAGATTTTAAGACTAAGATATCAACTTTAACTAATGATAAAGTAGTATTTCTTGTTGATGAGTTATATGAATATGAAGGAATAACTTTTTATGGAACTCCTTGGATAGCTCCTATACATTGGCAAACATGGGCATTTGAAGATATTCAGAATGAATATGATGAGTATATATGCCCATATGAAAAGATACAAAACTGTGATATACTTATTACTCATGAAAATCCTAATTATAATGAAAAGCTTGAACATTACTGTTTTGGTAAGTATAAGCATCATTTTTTTGGGCATTGGCATGATGGTATATCATATGGTCATTTAAATCAATATAACTGTAGTATATTAACCGATAGTTATCTTGAAAGAGAAAGACCTAAAATAGTAACTATAGAATTAAGTAAGAATGATAATTGATAAACCGTATTATGAAGACAATACGAGAATATCAAATTCTGCTATTGGTTGGTTCTTAAAGAAAGGACCGCGTTTCTATCGAGATATGATAGATGGAAAAGAGGAAGGATTAAAACTTCCTCAGCTCGAAAGGGGTACTATGATTCATGAATATATACTTCAACCAGAGGATTTCTGGAATGATTATATAATTCTTGATTATGAAGTGCCTAAAGTAAAACAACAAAAAGATTTCTGTGAGAATTATGCTAATTCATTAGAACTCATAGAAGACGATAAAAAGATTGCTGCATACAAATCTGCATACAGTAATTCAAAAAGCTCTGAAATCGTCTTAAAAGAAGCTACAGAGCTATGTAATCGTTATGCTGATTATATTAAAGCATTACAAAGTAAAAAAGATAATCGTAAAGTAATATCTTTTGCTGATTTAAATATGCTTAAAAATATTAAGAATAATATTGATAATCATAAGAAGGCAAAAGAGTTATTAGAAGATATTCCTGGAGTAGAATCTCATAATGAGTTTCATATTAACTGGGAATTACCTGTTGATGATTGGATTGCACCTTGTAAGTCTTTACTTGATAGATGTATATTCGATCATATAAATAAGAAGATTACTTTAATCGACTTAAAAACAACTAGTGATGTCTATAATTTTAAACATTCTGTAGAAGAGTTTGATTATTATAGACAGATAACTTATTATTTGCTTGCAATTAGTTGGTATATGAAAGATCAAGAAATTGATATTTCAGATTATGATTGTGAAGCATATATTATTGCTATTCAAACAAATAGTAATAATGAAATAAGAGTATTTAACATGTTTAATGAAACAGAGTTAGAATCTCAAAAAAACAAAATTATCACAGCATTATCAGAATTATCATATCATTATCAGAGTAATAATTGGGATCATACTCACAATTATTATGAAGGTGATGGAATCGAAGAACTTTAAAACAAGATATCTGATAATGTTTTACTTATTTCCTATGATATGTGAAACAAAGAAAGACTTTGAAATACTCTACCATCCCAGAATGAAAGGAGTATACATAGGAGATACAAATAAACCAGAATGGGAAGAAAAAATAGTAATTCTATTTAAAACATGTGCACCAAAAAAATTTAAAGAATTCTTTAAAGAGAACACATATAGTTATATGAATTACTATGAAAACATAGATAATAATCTCTATGAAATATTATCATTTCAGATACCACCGAAATTCAAAAACGATCTAGCCAAGATATTAAACAACAAATTTTCGGAGGTATCAGCACCATTTAGAGAACATGTTGATTGGATTTCTTTTCCACAAAATAGTTACGACTATTGGACAAATAACAATTACTCACATGGTAAATTATGGGAAATAGAAAAACATGAAATAAAATTAAATCTAAATGGTGTATAATAAATAAGGGTATACTTAATTGTATACCCTTATTTTATATGTTTGAAGTAAGAACCCGAGCTAGCGAAATTCTATTATCTACCTTTTATAAAATATGTCATTTCATTTTGAATATTTTGGAATCTATGAATCTAACCAGAACCAGGAATAAGATTAACCAGTTTGTCCAATAACTTATTATCAATCATATGAGTATCATTGTTATATACTTCTGTAGGATTAGTAAACTACAGTAATACATTATGAACATCCTATATAACTCTTGTTGCAGGAAATGGATCACGGAAAATCTTAATAAAAGAAATTGGATTTAAAAAAGTTAAATCTGTATATAATCTATATGCCTAATATTTTAACATATTAACCACAACACTATCGTCATCATCGTCACCAGAACCGATACACATAAATATTAAGAATGCTAAAGTAGCTACAGCTAATTCAGTAACAGTTCTAACAATATTTTCACGTTCCCAATCCTTTAATTCTCCAAATCTTCTTGATGTAACTTTATTTCTTTCAGTTCCCTCAATCTACACTCCAACATAAGAAGCTAATCTTGGGAATAAATCTAACCCTATGTATCTACCAAATGTTCTATACATACCATTATTTCTAGTTTCTAAGGTATCATTATAGGTTTCTCTACCAACACGTCTTGCTATGAAATTCTATATCCATCTACGTAAGGACAATCCGAACCAACCTATAGCGTTACTTTCTACAGCGACTGCTGCATTCTTACCATCATAATTACCATGTAGTCCCATTAATATTTCACGCATTTTTAAAGATATAGAATTCTATATATTAGGATTAAAATTAGCTACTCTACTGTCTGTAATCTTTAGCTGATTGTTTTCATCAAAGTCTATAAAATCATACATAGAACCTAATACATTACCATTGGCATCTTTAGCTTCCATCTTAAGTAGATAAGCTATCACAAATTTACCCTATATCCAGCGTTCCCCCAATGTAGATAAAGCGTGCCCATAATCACCTAACCCGTTAGACATTACTCCGCGTATTGTTACATTTTCAGTACCATCAAATATATGAAGCCATTGACATATCTTATTTAATTTACTTTCAGGAGTAACTCTGTACGCATCTGCAATCATGGTATTTATTTCACTCATAAATATTTTATGAGCTTTACCAAATGTCTTTAAATCAATATATTTACCGGCAAAAGCTTCTTCTAAACTATGAACATCTCCGGTAAGTATATTATTAATAGCAGATACCATGTTTAAACTCATTACCTTAGTAGATGAAAATCTACTTATAGCTTTTAAGAAAGAACCAACGTCTATCTTACGCTCCATATTAGGTAACCCTATTGTACCCATATCAGCAGTACGTTCACTATAAAATACCTATTTAACCCACGCATCAAATAAATTCTTCGTATGATATTGCACTTCGTTGGCCATTTGCTATGTATTAGAATTAGACTACTTGTCAGTATACGTAGATCTTGATGATAGCACAGATTGAGTATATATTACTAATTCTTCAAGCTATTGTTTTACTTTATATGTGTTAGCTGCATCATAATACCTTAAAAATATATCAGGAAGATTAAATGACTACCTTTCTTCAGTTAGATATTTACCGGTATACGGCATTGGTACTTGATATACTCTATTACCATTTTCATTAACAAACACTCCTCTAGCGACACCCTATTCATCTTCCATAATAGTAAATGCATCCTATATACCTAATTTAGCAGCCGAATATACAGAATGAGTTACAGCCTCTTCGTATTTACTCTTTATTACAGATGGTAATCTACCATTAAGTCTTAATGCAGTAGGTAAGTTATATGAGTTGCCCTCATTACTACTTATTTCACTAAGTAATTCCCATAATTTACGTTTACTATCATCCTTACTTAAGGACATCATTTTTTCATACTTACTGTTGTTATACTTTGGGTTAGGCTTTCGATACTTAATATCCAAAGTAACGTCTAAATTGACTAAAAAGTCTACAATATCAGAAGGTAATGGATTAACTTTAGCATACATTAACTTTTGCCAACTAGTTTTAACACCTTTATCGAAATTATCGAATATGATTTTAATGTATTTTTCTCGGTCTTTTTGGTTCTTTATGGACTACTGAGCAAAAGCTGTAACTTGTGTTTTAAATTCTTCTGAATAAGCTTCTTGGTCTACTATTGGATTATTTTCATTATGCCATTCACGTATTGCTTGTCTCCTCTGATCGGCAGTCAATGTCTGTTTATTATTTAGATCATACATGAATAAATCTAAAGCGTTTCTATATTCCGACGAAATAGAACTAACCAAATAACATTTACCATCTTCAGTAATATCTACAAAATCGTCAAATACTTTACGCATATCGGATAAGTTACCATACCCATATTGTTTATAATAGGCTTTTAGTAGTTTGTCTAGTTTAGAACGCATAGATATAAACTTATGGTTGACTTCAAGCATACCGTTATCATAAGCTCTAACCATAGCCTGTACAAAAGGGTCAGCAGATTCATATACTGAAGAAAAATATTGTCCTACAGCGTTAGCTTCAAAGCAAGAATCAGCTATTTCAGTTTGAGCTTTTAACCACCTATTTTCTTCTTTTTTAAGGTATTCTTCATTAGCTGCAGCCCATTCATCAACAAACTGTTTTCTACGAGCTCTAAACTGTTTACCAGTTTCCCCATCTTTCATAGGATATTTCTTAGTATATTCATCTTCTTTTCTTTCTAAAATACGAGCCCTATAAGCGCTTATTCCAGAAGATATTGTATTAAGGTATAATTCTCTACCTTTACTGGTATAAGCACCTTTAATTACAGCTATTTGCTGCTGCAGTATTGCGCAATTCTTTACTATTTTCTACATATCAGACTTATTAAATAAGTCTTCATTAGCATTAACAAAACTTAATAATTCTGATATAATATCGTATGAAGTAGCAACTTGATAGTATTGATGTAATTTTGATAAAGACCAACTCGCTTGATCTCCTTGTTTATATAAATCTTGAAGAACATCAACCATACGTTTTAATTGGTCTGACGAGTATTGTATATAAGACAGCATGGCGTCAATTTCAGCCATATTGTTTAGCTTATTTAATTGCACAGAACTACGATAAGCTGCGGCACTACGTCCTCTCAAACTATTAATTTGTGTTTGTGCATCTAATTTATTGCGTATTTTAGCAAGTATCTCTAACGCATCATCCATAGCTTTGACAAAACGTTTACCATCTTCTGGAGTAGCAAAATCAGAGTAGTCTTGATACATTTTAGCATTAATGTCACGCTTTACCGTAGAACTTTGCTAAATCCACTGTATACCGTGCTTTTTGTCATTTATAGGCTTGTTTTCAAATTCACCCTATTCATTTTCTGCAGAACCAAATATAGTACTAGCACCGATGTTAATAATTCCATCAACATCGTTTGTCTCATAAACTAGCGGTATAATACCTCTCTTAGTTACATTGATACCTATTTTTTGCATCATTTTTTGATACAATGATAACTGAAAATCGTAGCTCTCCTCACTGGATTTTGGGGAATACTTTTTACTATTAGCATATAAGAAACCACTAAATTTCTTACCGTTTTGTTTAGTATTTTTACCATTATGCTTAACCAATTTGGTTTTAAAGTCTAATACAATGTATTCTCCAGTTTTCTTATCACGCATTATTAAGTCAGCAGTACCAGCGGTAGCCACCTATTCATCATACAACATTGCTTCAGAAGCTACAAAATCGTAATCATTTAGTAGCTAGTTAACGAATAAATTAATTTTTATAGCTGCATCTCTAGATATACCACTGTATCTATTTACATTAAAATTACCAGTAAACGCGTCTTCAAAAATGCTATGTATTAATGTACCTCTAGCTCTTGCGTCATTAGATAATTTCTTTTGGTCCATATCTTCTAAGCTATCGTCATACGTACTATATCCATACTATTTCTTTCGTTCTGAAACAGATGTTAGTTCTATGTTAGTATCTCTAGAATGATAAACGTGCGAAGCTGAGTCAAATACTAAACCATTAGCCATCTTACTTAAAGCTAGCTATGCCTCCTATACAGTAATATTGGCCGGTTGATTACGAATACCAAATAACTCGTTAGTTTTATTACCCAAGTCACAGTTCTCTAAAAACGCATCTGTAATAGCTCCTAATAACGCTCTCTTACGCAATTCAGAACTAAAGAATGACTTAATCCAATCTAATAATTTGGTATACCACTTACGTTGCTCACCATCCATTTCAACCACACGTTCACCAATAGCTTGAACTAATTTTTCTTCAGAACCAAATAGTTTTAACCCCTCTTTCATTATATCGGAGTCTTTAAACATATTATAATAGTAATGAGCATACTCGTGTGGTAAAGTATCTCTTCTGCCATTAACATAGTCTACTAATACTTTCAGAGATTGTAAATCTATTTCACCAATATTACCGTTAGCTAGCGATTCAACATACTCTACAGATATCTCTGGGAATAGTTCAGATAATAGGTTAGATATTTTCTGAGATGTCAAATGCTCCTGAGCTGTTGTATTTGGTACTCTCTTATTTATCTCTTCTATTTTTTCTGATGTACTTTTCTAAGGAGATACAAAGTCCTATATAGCAGACTAAGCGTCTGTTATTTCACCATCATTACTATCCCAAATACGATACGCAGCCTCCATAGCTGCGTAATTCGTGCCAGTTCTCTAGCCTCTTAATTCAGAAGATTTAAACTCTTCTATACTTAGGGGTTGCCCCCCGAGTTGTTGAACAATCTGATTAAACTGTTCAACAACTTCTTTATTACTTATATTAGGGCAAAACATATATTAACATTTTTTATTACTCTGTTCTTCAGAATTTTTATTCTGTTCAATCTACTGTAATAGTTTATTGGCTTTGTTAGCTGAATCTCTACTTATTATATCCATTCCAGCAGGACCAATATACTTGACCATAGTTACTTGAGGATAAGTTTTGAATATAAATTCGGCTGCTTGTTGAACGTCATCCATACTATTAGCAAGTAAAGATACCACACCAGATAACTCTTTATTAGAACCAATGAATTTATATTCATCTCCTTTTTTAACTAACTGTTGGAACGTAGCTCCAACCTCTTTTGCTCTTTGAACGAAATCCATGTTGAATTGTGTAGGAGATTGTTCTAGTCTAGATAGCACCATATTGGTATTCTTTGGATTAGCGTCAAACATTCCTAAGTAAGGATCATCTGCTATTGGGAATGTTACATTACCCAATTCATCTACATCTAGCATATTTTGACCAATCATACCTTTTCTAGCATTTAATTCATCTTGAACTACGAAATCGTTGAGTTGACTATAATTAGTTGCGTTAAAGAGACTATATTTCTTATTATCCTTTCTCTTAGCTAAGAAATCTGTATTAAATAGCGATATTAAGTTGTTATCATAGTATGCTCCATCAACACGGATACGACTAGAATTATTACTATATTGCTAATAACCCAATTTGCTCATCCTGTAGTATACCGGATTATAATAAGTCTTACCAGTTTTTTCATCATATGACTGTGAAACATTCCCTAGTACATATAATGCCGGGGTACTGGTTCTAGATGTCTTAATTTTAACGTATTTTGCGTATCTTGCACCTCTCATATCTGTTCTAGCTTTAAACGCATACTTTTTAAATACAGCAACAGAACCATCACCACTTAACATTAAACCGAAGTTACTACCTGCGCCGTAAGTCTTAAATGTTTTGATATATTCATCATCACTGATAGATAACTGCAATATAGCTTGATTTACCAAACCGTCAATATCGTTAGCATATCTATCCTGAGCAATATATTCGTTCAATGTTATCTTACTACCATCTACATATGCCTCAATATTAGCAAGTTCTCTAATTGGTAAAGCATCGTAGAAGGTAGTTCTTACAGCTGTACCAAATGATGCATCAGTACCACCTGTTTGATAGAACTGCATTACAGCAGCATCAGTAATCCATTTTCTAACTTCAGGGTTAGAACTATGAAACATTTCAGCGATACTGTCTGTAACAGCTTGTTTAACAACAGGATCATTAGTAACCATATTATTTACTATAAAGAACATTGGAGCGTTAGATTTTTTACGTATAGGAGCATGTTTAATCATATCGAAGAAATCTACACCAATACCCTCTTGCATACACAATTGTTCTATTCTATCGTATCTCGCTATTACAGATCTCTGTTTATCACAAAACAGTGTATATAACGGTTTAGTATTTATAGTACCGTCTGGATTAGCAAATTCATTGATAACGTATTGGTCAAAGAATCCTTTTAATACTACTTGTTTTAACTTAGGAACAGCTCTACGTAAGAACTATTTACTAAATTGTCCTTTCTTATTAAATATAGTACACAATTTATCAGAAGCCTATTTAAACGTTTGAGAATTCTCTAAGAAAATGTTACCAAACATATCCATCGCAGTTCTAACAGAATTCAATTTTTCTTTTAAGAACGATTGTTCAAACAAATTATAAGGAGACTCAAACATTAAGTTATATACTGAATTGAAATCGTCTACATTCTGCAAGAATCCCATTAATTCGGTAGAATTCTTACCATACTTTTTAGTATCTACCTACGCTACAGTAATAGCTTGTCTATATCTTTGAGCAATAGATTTCAAATAAGCATAAGCTTTAATATAATGTTCTTGCGCTTCATCATCGTATTCATTAAGATTATTTTTTAAAGCTTCCGTAGTGAATAGCTCAGGTCTTATTTCAAACTTACTAACTTCTTCTTTGATAGCTTTTACTCTGAAAATAGCTTCCTTTGAATCATTCAACAACGATTCTACGTATGATTTTACTCCGGGTTGTGCTAAGAATCTAAACGAATTGTTGCCAAATCCTCCAGCTATAAGCATACTAACTACATCAAATGTTTCAGCATTAATGTTAGAACGCCCAATATAGTTATCTTTGGCAGCATCCACGGCAGCATTAATCATAGCAGAAGTGGTATCAAGAATATATGCAACATTTATAATCGGTAAACCTTTATCATCCTATTCCTTTGTTCTTATATATTCCATACCAAATCCAGTAATACCTATTTTTTCCAATTGAGGATCATTTATGAAATTTAAGTCACAAGTTTGAGTAAAGTACTGGAATACAGAATTAAGTGCCATAGGCCCAATAGTAGAATCAGAACCAGAGTTCTGAACCCTCATCTATACTTGATGAGCAGGGTTTAAAGAGAATCCGTCAGAATTATTTTTCTCACTGTTATCTTTCACCTCTTTTGTCATTACTCGCTTAATGGGGACTGTACATACATCCAACGGGGTAGTTGTATGTAACATATTATTTTCGCTTGCAAGTACTGTTTGATAAATATCTAACAATAGATTTTCTCTTTGTTCAAGACTCAATTCATCTATGTGTTCTATTAAGTCTTCAATGTTACTATATTTCTCTCTATAATTAACTCTTTCAATACCTTTATCTGTAACAGTATAATTATAAGTAGCAGTAAACAGTTTATCGATATCGAAGTCGGCACCAGTCAAAGCTGTAAGCGTAGTAGGTAACTAAATTATACCACCTTGAGCAGAAGGCAACACATCCACTATTTCAATAGCAATAGTAGAGTTTTGACCCTGAGTAGGCACACGGTAAGCTAACGAGTTAAGTTTATCTTTATTATCTAATATAAATCTACGTTTATCTGTAAAACTCTTGAAATCATTATATTTTGCAGATAATGCTTTGTTTTTCTTAGCTTTGTTTATAACATCGTTAAACAACATTATAGATATTCTAGCCTGCATTCTAGTAACCAATTTACCATTCTCGTCATATTCTCCAGGAGATAATAATTCTTTATCGACTGATACTCCCTTTTTCAACGGATGGTCTTGATCAAAACCAGCACTAACTATCTGATACAACGGTATACCTTTGATGTGTGTGTCTACAATTATTTTACCAACTTGAGATAACAGTCTAGTCTGCATCTAATTTACACTAGGTAATAAAGCGGGATTAGTTATAAAGTTACCATCGGCATCTAATTGGAATGCATCTATAGTAGATTGTGCGGCACCAGATTCTTCTAATACCTCTCTTAGCTTTTTAACTAATGTCTATCTACCTTCTTTATCCAAAGAACCATCTAGTTTAAAACCGTATTGAGATAAGAATTTATTGAAGCCTTCTTTAGTAAGAGAGTTAAATACTTGTGAGTACAACTTATTAAGGCTCTCACCAGATACTATTTGATTGCCAAAATCATAACTATGCCCCACCGTGTTAAGCATTGCCACTTTAGTAAACTGCGTTAACAAAGAAGCATCATCATGAGTATGCATATCAGTATCCAACTGTTTAAGTAGTTGGTCAAACCACTGTAAAGATGATGGAGCGTTATATAAGGACTGATTAAATTTACCTTCATGGTCATATAGCTGATAACCGAACATACCTCCTGACTTGGTAGAAGTATCTAATTTAAGCACGTGTATATTCCTATCTAACATTAGTTTATACATGTGTTCTGCTTCATGATCTTCTGTAAATATCTTAAACAGAGGAACAAGTGCAGTCTTATCATATACTGGTATGTATAGTTTATCTTCACGAGAAAGTATACCTCCCTAAGGTCTATTACCGTAATGAATATATTTTAAAGCGGTGGTATCAATCTTAGGAGTACCGTCTTCATTTTCGAGATAACTAAGTATTTTACCTCTATACTCTTCTCTCAATTCTCTGTGTACAGGAGAATTCCATTTATCTTCTGTATTATACTAATAATCTCCATATAATATACGAGAATCGTGAACAAAACCTTCTAACTCAGCGTCACTTATACCAAGTATTTTTGCAGAATTTTTAATTACTTGCCAATCATTAGGATAAGCTTCTCTATTATTATAGAACTTATATAATTCATCATAATGTTCCATAAATATATAGCAAGCTTCTTCTGTTTGATTCCAACCGTCGTCACTGCGTTGTCTTAACTCTCTAAACATACTAGGAGAAATCCAATTAGTAGCATCGGTATAGTCTTGAGCTAAGTACTCAGAATAACGATTTAAAGCATCCTTTACAATTGCTTGTGCAACTATTTCATCACCGTAATTTTCCAAGAAATTCTTATAAGGAGCGAATACACCATTAAACACTTCTTGTTTTATCTTACCGTCAGCATCAAGTAATTGTTTATAGTCGATTTTTGCGTTTACCTCAGCATCTTCTAAATTAACATCATAATCAATCGCTACATCAATGCCGAGTGTTTTTCTAACCAAACCTTCGTAAACATCATAATCTATCAATTTAGTAGTCTAAATAGTAAGCGTATTATACGTACTACTTTCTGTTAAATCCCTACGCTCATCTACAGACAATTGATGCTTTTGAGTACCACTAGAAGCATTCAAACCAAACGTAGATACAGGACCAGAATAACGTTTAGTCATCTTATCGATAGTATTACGATAACTTTTACCACCTGCACCATAATATGCCATATCTCCTTGAACAAGTTTCTCATATTCAAGTATATCTGACATATGACGTATTACAAATGTAGCTATCATCGCATCCTTGATTTGGTCATCATTTAGAGTTTTATATGTTTTCTTGAATCCAGAAATAAGATTATTAGGTATAACATCATAAGCTTTATTAAGTTTCATATCACTTTTTGCGAAAGCAATATTGGGTAATAAAACTTCATTAGCCACAATGTTCAATAAATCCGCATTGTCTACAGTTAACGTATCAATATCAATACCTCGTTCATTGAGTTTATCTGCAACTTTCTAAAAATGTCTATGCTTATAACCAGCTCCTTTTCTTAAATCTATATGGGCATCATCAAATGAAACTACTCTATCTTTACTATCTTTTACAGCTTCGTTTTTAGACGATTTAAAATGATAAGTAATGGTTAATTTATTTAACTCATTATTTAACATTTGTATTGCATCTTCACGTAAATTTTCAGGTAAAATAGTAGCATTAAATAATTCTCTTTGTTGAGAAACGCTAAGATTAGAAAAACTTTCAACTGTATGATTGGTACCAAGTATTTCATTAAGTATAGAGATAAATTTATCCCTAGTATCTTTAGCTTGTTTAATAGCATTTACTTCATCTAAGAAATAACCGGCAAATATTTTTTTAGCACCTTCGTTAACAATCATATTTGTACCAGAAGCCGATTTAATAAATGAAATAGGCTGTTCTAATGCTTCTATAACTACTCCTTGTAAGTCTGCTGAGAACTTTTTATTTGCCAATACAGGGAAAGCGTGATTACCCAACCATTTACCATTACCATCCGTTTCAAGTACAGTAACCATACGATTTATGTATTCTTCCTTAGCAAAAGCAAATTTATCAGATTTAGAATTAGCATAATCACCCTCAGACATGGTCTGTAAACGAGTATTCATTTTAGAATCCTTCAACTATTTACTATGTAACCACAAAGAATGTTCAGCATATGGACTTTTCATTTGATAGTTCTTCCATTCAGTAGCTTCACGTTCTTTAGAATCACTATTGTAGTGAGGTTTTGTCCATAATTTAAACAACCTACTAATATAGTTAAATGCCCCAATAGTGTATATTCTTACATTTTTAGGTCCGTTCTAAGACATTGACTTCTATTGTCTAGGAGAATACTTACCTAAGTTCTTTAAGAAATTCTGTACTTGAACATTATTATCTATTACTTTCTGTACTTTCTGTTTAATACTATCCTACTCGGATAATATATCTTTAACCGTTAGATTGGTAAAGCTAGTGTTTATCAAATTAAGTACATTCTTAAGAGTATCAACCTAAGCTTTAGAAATTCTATCATTTTCTACTAAGAAACGCATTAACATATCTACAGATTGTTTTAATTCTTGGTCACCTTCTACGAACATGCCAAAACCGTCTACTTGATACATCTTCTTAAGAAGATCTGTTAACCTTTCTTTAAATTTATTAACATCTATAGTTATGTTAGATAGTTGACTTATTGCTTTTTCTATAGCTTTCTTTTCTTCAGAACCATTGTATTTATTCTTTTCAACATCATATTCTCTACTACGATCAGCTAACGCCTCCATAATAGAACGGACTATGACTGCTCTAGCTTTAGTGGTAACCTCATTTACATTGCCACTAGTACTTCTAGCATTTATAACCTATGGTTTGACAATATTACCATCTTTATCGCGTTCTGCTTCAGTAACGTCGTAAACATTATTTTCAAAACTATGCTGATACCTACAAACGCTGGCAAAGAACTTATTCTATAAGGATTTATTTACTTGAGGATCCTCATCCTAAGTAAGACGCTCCAGAATTGCTGCTACATCTACCTGATCTTTATTCTACTCAAGTACACTCATCATTTCTTTTTCAGAAATACAGTCTTGAAGTAACTCGGTGAATCTGATATACAATTGACCTGGATTATCATAGTTAAACATACCATTTGAGTTATACTTATTATTTCTAGAATCTTCAGAAGTAATAGTATAGAATAATATTTTAACAGATAATGCTGCGCTATTCCACATATTTCTTTGTAACGAATCTCGCTCTTCAGAGAAACCTAAATTCAGAGATTCTTCGTCAGCAAGTTCTGGATCTTCGTCAGATGTTAATTCTTCAGTATCTTCTATATTTTGATCTACTCCTTCATTAATTTCTTGAGTTTCATTATCTTCGAGAGTTGATAATAATTGATTAGGGTCTTTCTTTTGATTAGATATTTTAAATTGTCTACGTAACGTATCATTTATAATGCCTTTCCAAGCTTTCCAAGCTTCATCAGTAAGTATGGTATCATAAATAGTTTTAAGGTTATTAAACCTAATTACATTGTCAAAGTCATTGCGTTCAAATGCTTCCATAATGCGTTGACTAAGACCGTTATAATCTGCTTGAAGTTCCCCACGTATACCATCAAGTGCCGCATCAATATCTGTATAATTATGAACAGTATCCAGTAATTTACTATTATTTACTACTTTATCAAGTAACGTTCTAAGTATCTAATTACGTTCAGTAATAGTTCTAGCAATAATAGTACCTTTACTGTCAGTTATACCAGACATTGGAGCAGTCCTAAATATCATTCTAAATAATTTGAAGTTATTTTTAGTAGCTTTTGCATACGCATATCTACCGCTATACATATCCTAGAATAGTTTATCAATGCCTCTGTAATTAGGGTGAGTACGCAAACCAAATATCTTACGTATCATCTTAGAACCAGTATCATATACTTTCTAGAAGAACTTAACAAACTTATTATTACTGTAAAAACCATCTATACCCTGATTAGAATATTTATTTACGAAATCCTTAAACAGATCTGCTGCAAACTCTTCAACCTACTGGTCAGTCATATCTGCGGTTTCGGGATAAGTACTTCTAATATCCTAGTATAACTGTTTTCTTTCTTTTTCAGACAGCACAAACAAACTAATTCTATGGAACGCCTCATGGTCCATTACACCAGCAGCTACTTGACCATTAGCAGATTTATATATGCGCATAAATGATTCACAACATTGACCAAACACGTATACATATGCTCTACGATTGGTATCAAAAGTAAATGGAATATCACTAGTGAATTGAATCTCAGGATTACCTAGTATTCTTATCGCTCTAGCTTGAGCTACTTTATAATCTTCTTTTTCAACGTGATTATCTAAGAACTATACGGCTTTACCGTAAAGAGGGTTAGATCTACGCCATTCTTTATACTTATAAAATAAATCAGCTAAATTAGTTTTGTATAGATCTTGAGTAAACTTACCTAGATCCGTTATCATTCCGTGATTTTTACCATACTCTAATATTACAGATCTTATATAATCCATATCTTCTGTAATATTTGAAGTAGCTAATTTAAAGTAATTCAAATTATTTAATAAAGAAGCAGCAATTTTTTCAACTTCATTTAAATTACTTGCTGGAGCGATTGAAGCACTTGTTACCGGTGTTACAGTAGCTGCTACAGTAGGAGTAGTTGCAGTTGGAGTAGTGCCCTAAGATAGATTTATAGGAGATGCAGCAGGTTTTACAGATTGTGAAACAGCAGCAGGAGCAACGGTAGGGGCAGCAGAAACAGGCACACCTTGTAATTGTATAGGCGATGCTGGAGCTGCCGGGGCAGCTATTTGCGGTGCTGCAAAAGGAACAGGTGTCTGAGATACCTATGCGATCTACTGTTGAACCTATTGTTGTGCAGGTTGAATTGTAACTTGTTGTGCTACTTCTTGTGTAAGCGGTATTCTTACCTTCACCGTTTTACCGGTGTTATCTACAACATTAATATTATATGCCTTATAAGGAGTTCCGTCTGCTTTGGTTTCACTCTACATTTGTTTTAGAAGACTTAAAAGTTCTTCTTGAGTGAACTACCTAGACCCATTTACACTATAAATATCATAACCATTTGTAACATCTGATAACCCATTTTTAGCAGCTTCCTAGATAATAAAATTACTCAATGAATCTACAGTATAATCTATTTTCTAAGTTACTTGTTGAGTTACTATCTAAGGCTGTTCTACTGCTTGTTGAGGTTGATTAATTTGCTGAGAGAACTAACCTACTGGTATAAATGATTCTGTTGCAGCAGCTCTTGCGCTAGCTGCACTGTTTGAATTTTTAGGGTTACTAGGATTAGGTATGGAGTCGTTGCCAGTAAATGGATTATCTAAAGCAACTATAACGTTGCTATACATTCTAGCACCTTTATCTGGATTTATATCGCTTCTAACTACACCTTTACTAATAACATAATGTTGATAGTTTTCTTCAGCGTCTAATTCAAATACATAGCTTTCTTTAACTAATCCACTTCTTTTAAACTCAGAATCATCAGTAAGTTCAATCTTTGCAGATAAACCAACATTTGCATTGTCATTTAGTAATTTAGCTCTATCTACTCTAATTTGCTTTCTGTCCTATAAGAATTGAATCAATTCGCTAATATTAGTATCGTCTAATGTTTTGGAACCGAAATGAATCTAACCACTATTATCAACAAATAGCAAATTAGCAAATGCGCTACTAGAACTATCATTTTCTATTCCTTCTGTACCTATGTGAATAATAGATTCTAGTAATTGACTTACTGTAGCATCTGTAGTAATACGGTATCCTGGTACAATGTTAGAAGGAATGTTACCGTTATATGACAGCTCTCCAGTACGTACAGCGTCTAGTATTTTAGCGATAAATGTAGCTTGATGTATAGCTAATTTTCTACCATTTAAATGTACAATTCTACGCTTACCAGATGAGTTCATAAAGGATGGTACGATTAAGTATACACCACCAGGTTGGCCTACTGCTTCATTAACTGCAACAAAGTTACCAGAACCATCTCCACGCAGTAAACGAGCTTTACCAGTACTTTCGTTATAAGAACCTACAGCAAACTGTACTCTAGAATGTCTACCGTCTTCTTCAAATTGTTGCTTTTCTTCTGCAGAAGCTTGTTCTTTTAATGTTTCTGTTAACTGGTCAGCAACATTTTCAAGCATTTTATCAAACTCATCTTTTAATTTGCCATAAATTATGTCTACGGCATCTAGAACTTTATTTCTCTCAGTTACTTCTTCACCATTTTCATCTTTGAAGTGTAACTTTCCATATTCATCATAAAGATCTTTAAACGCTTCATAATTCTTAAAAATGTCGTACTGGCTGTTTAAATAATCAATAAGTATTTTTATATCTGATTTATTATTAATTACTTCTTTATAAACATCATACAGACCATCCAATACTTGTTTTTTGTTCCGTTGTATAAGTTCTTGCTCTGCTTCAAGATCTGTAATAGCGTTAATTACATTGCCTTCTTCATCTACGTCTTGTGTACGTACAGACTTACTAGCAAAGTCAGCCAAATCGAAATAGTATACACCATTTACTTCTTTTATATGCAAACAGTCTATGTCATTCAAATTACTGTTTATTACTTTACCGGATTTAGCAAAGAATCTCTTATTAGCTATAGGTCCATTGTTAGGATGATCTGTACCATCCATCAACATATCAGTAAAGCTAGATACATTTTTAAGTCTACCGAAGTTTCTATTTCTAATATACCTACTAATCAAATTCATTGCCGCGGCTTCTCTTTCTTCTGCAGTAAGAGTAACATTTGGATTTGGTGTAAACTCAAACTTAATTTGATCAGGATTAATGAGGTTTTCAAAGAATTGCTGAGGAGTAGTAACTGCATCTATACCTTCATCCAATTTATTTAGTAATTCAGCAATTCTTTGATTGCTCATTTTAACCGGATTATTAGGGTTGCCAAGAGTCCTAAATTCACCATCTTCGTCCTTTATAAGGACTCTAACACTTCCAGGTTTTCCTGTTTTTCTATCACCAGGTTTGTGGAATCTACCGCTATCTATGTATTGAGCAACCTGCTGTGGGCTTACAATCTGTTTTGTACCTCTACTTATATTCTCATTCTTGTATGATAAAAATAAATTAGGGAATTCATCCTAGATCAAAGCAAACAACCTATCAACTCTATTAGATTTTTCTACTGATTGTAATTTAGTCGATGTAGACGTATAATTAATAGGGCCAAACACTGTAGTGTTAGCAATACTACCTGCCGCAAAAGAGTCCCTTAAAATTAAACCATCACCATAGCGTATACCGTCTAATACAATCTTTTCAAGTATAGTTAAATTTGTATCTTTACCGTCTTGTTTATGTTTCTGTTTTAACTATTCTACAGTAACTTCTTTGCCAAGTATATCACTAAGTTGTTCTGCAAAACTAGTGTATATTTGTTCACTGTTTGGTAAAGAGAAAGCCTTCTATACTTGTTCAGTATACATCTCAGTTAATTCTTCAACTGTAAGTACGTCAGATTCTGGTAATTGAGCTAAACGCTTACCATTAACATCATAAAATACAGGAGATTCCGGATTAAACTGAGGATTTTCAAATTTTTGATTATACTTTTCAAACGTTATTTCAACACCACCACGTTCGATATGAATTGTAGATGCATATGGTTTTTGTTTTCTATTACGTTGATTTTCTTTCTCAGCAGTATCATCAAAACCATCTTGTGTATTGAATTGCATTGACTCATCCTAAGCATCCATCTTTTCTTCTTCAGTAATGGCTGGCTCACCATCTTTCTTACGGTTATGAGCATGTTGTAAGAAGGATTTAACCATTGCGTATCTCCACTGGAATTTCGTAGTAAACTTACCATCCTGACTATAAGCGTTTGAATCGTCTTTTAAATCTGCTAATACCAGTGGTACATACAATTTACCAGCTTTATCACCTTTGCCGTATCTAGGGTTACTTAAGTATGCCTACATAGGTAAAAAACGAATTATCTCCATTAACTGTGTTCTAGTCACTTCTACAGCGTATTCTGGTTTAGCTGGATCAGAAGATTCTAAAGTAATAGTATCTGTTGGGGATTGCTCATTAATCGGCTTCTGCAGTATTGCATCAGCGTCTTCTAGGAATTTCTGTAATATATCCTTCTTACCTATAGATTTTGCATGCGCAGCTTGCTTTACTAATTTGTTAAACAGTTTGATAGAACGCTTAATCGCATTTTTTCTTTGTTCACTAACAGTACCCCACGAATCAACTTTAGTTTCGTCCATAGAATATGAAAAGAATCCACTCCACCATTTAGCTTGGTAATACGGAGAGCTAAGTACTGAAGTAGCTTTCTTATTATTAGTATCTCCTAACGAGTAAGCAATGGCACGTTTTATTTCTGATTCTTCATTTTCTGCTTCTAAATCTCCAATTTCTTTACGTATCTGATCAGAAGTAATACGTAACACGTTTTTATATTGAACTGCAGAAATACCAGGATTGCTAAGCCTTCTGGAACGTTCAGCAACAGCTCTTTCTTTAAGAACTTCATTTGTAATTTTATAAGATTCATTTAAAGTAACCTTAGTACCGTCGTTATTTTGATAATATAACTTATCTAAGAGCTCGTCACCATATTTAACGTTAAGTACAGAAGCTACATCTATATTATCTAAAGCTTGCTTAGTTTTATTTATTAAATCCTAAGTGTTCTCAATCATATTATATAGGCTAGTATAAACAGATAGATTAATATCACTTTCATTAGGATCTATTTTGTCAATATCGTTTTGATAAGCTTTTAATTGATTTTGTAAAGCACGTAAATTGATTTGTAATCTTTCTTTATCTAATGCACTTCCATCCTTCTTAACATTAAGGACTAACTCTAGACCGTTATTTTCAGAGTATGTAGATTTACTTAAATCCACAGTATATAGATTACCTTCATCATCGGTAAAGGTTTTATTATCGGTCTTTAACGGCTTTCCACTTTTACTTAAGAATTTACCAGGAATATTATACTTAAACTGTCTAGCTTGCGCCTCATCGTTAATTATGTTAGTATTGATAACATCTGTTAATAAATTATTTACCATATCCAACGCTTGCTACATTTGAGGATTGTTACTTCCCTCAAACATTTTACGTATACTCTATAATTGGTACTGGAGCGCCCTTACTTTACTTTGCTTACTACCATTTGCAGCTTCTTGAATATTATTAGCATACTGTAATGCAGTATTTAATTGTTGATATAATTCAGATCCTTTATCTAATGAAGCTACAAATGCTTCAAACCTATTTATATTTTTAGTAAGATTCTCATCAATTTCATCCAAACGTTCACCTATCTATTGTTCTGTAGCTTTAGCTAACCATTTTCTAACAGATGAATACTTTTCCTAATTTGATTCTGTACCTGTATTCTGTGACTTTTCAAAAGACTGTTGTGATTCAAATGATTCGTGTTTTGCCTTACGGTATTGTTTTATTAACTCTTTTATTTTTTCTGGTTTACCATGAAGTAATTCATCCAAATCTTTTTCGGCCTATATTGCGGTAAGCTTACTCATAATACCATTATCACGAGCTACAACATATCTTTGCATATCTTCAGGGCTCATACCACTGTTAGTGAACACTGTACCTATACCCTTATCGTGTTTTGTCTGCTCATCTAATGCCGCAAATTCAGCAGCAGTACTATTACCGTAATCAGCTAACTCTTTTAACTTAACCTACTACTCTAAATCTAACTGTCCAAGAGAGTCTATTAATTCATTGTGTTGTTTCTCATTAACTTCTATTAATTGGTCAAAGGCTTCCAGTACCTTCTGTTGATTTTCAGTTAAAGATAAAGGAGAATTTCCTTGTAAGGCTTCTCTTTGTGCGGCTAAAAAAGTAGATTCCTATTGCGCTCTAGCCATACGTAAATTATACATGTGTTGATTAGACCACAGTATACTAAATAACAAGTCATTGGGTACCTCTTGTGGTAAACCAAGACTACGCTTTATTTTTGTAAAATGCTCATCTGTTACGTTACTACGTATAGCTTGTTGAGTATTTAGAGATAATTTATCAAACAAGTTCTTCTAATTCTCAGCATTATTTTTTTCATATTGGCCCATCGTAGTGATAGCATAATACGCATCTTGCATATCTGTATCTACTGCAGATTTAGAATATCTCTTATAATTTCTTTTTAATTCTTTAAGTTTGTTATTTAAATTTTTACGAGTATTATCGCCAATAGATTCATCTTCTAATTGCTTCTGAATATCAGATATTTGCTTACTAATGTTATTTAACTCTTCCATAGTATGCCCCTTAATTGGAGATACTTGCGCAAAATCACCACTGATTCTTTTCCACGACGGATCCAATATATTTTTCTTATATGCAAACAATGTTTTTGCTGTTTCAGCTTGCATATCTATAAATTCATCAATAGCTTCGTCAGTTAGTTCTCCAGTCTACGGCTTTATGGGATCACCATTAGCATCTTTAAGGTTACGATTTACAGGACCTATTATTTTGTATAATGCGTCTGTATCAATTTTCCATCTGCGAGTAGTTTTACCGTCTTTACTTGTCTTAGCACTTTTTAATTCATCTCTTAAATAATTTAATGTTTGTTCGTAATCAGACGAATTAACAAAATCATACTTACGCATGTTTCTGAAGAAGGTCTCTATTCCATTGATGTCAGCATTTTTAGATAAAGATTCTTCTATAAATTTACCCATGCCGTAAGCTCTTTCTACTCCTTTATAGGTTTCATAAAAGTTCTTAGCAGAAACAGCGGCGCTCTGAGGGGAAAGTAATGACAGTAGACCACCAGCCCACATTTCCTCTTGTAACTGTAAATCGTTTTTGTATTTGGAGTTAAGGCCTAAAAAAGATAAACCAGATTCAGTTCTAAATAACAGATTATCAAACATATCAGACAGTACATTACCGCTAGTTATAGCGTCAATAAAACTGTCTTCAGCTCGTTCTTCATCGTATTTACCTTCCATGAATTCTTTTTGGATAATACCTTGAGCGCCTTCTTCAGTACCTTCTTCGATAAAATTAAGACCCACTCTCTTAAGAGTACCTGCACCATAGTGTTTTAAAGCTTTAAGACGCATCTTACCAGCTAATTTAGATATATCTAAATTAGTTTTCATTGTAACATCTTGAAGATAACTCAAAGGATTTAATTTATTAGTAGCCTCACCAATTTTAGTACCAGCCCCTATATATTTACCAGCTCCTTTAGCAAGAGTTAATGGTTTTAATGGAGTGTATGAAATCACATCTGTAAAGAATTCTCCAGCACCTAGAGCATTATTCCTTTCATACACACGTCTAGTGCCAGTAAAGGCATCGTCCATTGCTTGAGCTAATTCATATCCGCCAGTAAAATTGTATTTAAAACGAGTGTCAGCAGCAGCCATGCCAACAATTTCATCGTCGGTTATATCACTTAAATCTGGGTATCCTAATTCTTTGGCTTGTTCCCTAAAATTATTAGCTATATCATGAACATTTAAGTTCTTATCCGCCATTATATCAAGTAATCTATCTTTATAGGCGCTATAAGCCTCCATGTGTGATTCTTGCTCACGTGCTTTTGCTCCACCAACTACTTGACCAATAATAGCTCCACCAATACCAGCAACTAAACCACTAATACCTCCGGCTATAGTACCTAACGGACCACCAACAGAACCGACTGCAGCGCCTGCTTTCATTAAAGCTAACGATGAACCAATACCAGCTGCTAAAGATGCAGCTTGCTCTTTCCAAGAAGAAGAGGACAGTCCTTGTGTAGCAGGTTGTGTATAAAACCAATTACCTAATTTAGAGGTTTGTTCAGATTTACGAGTATAATAACTACTTACTTCATGACTGTTTTTCCAATCTTCAATGTCTTTTAGATCGGTCTAATAATCTTCAAATGCGTCATCGTAATCTCTGATAGCTTTGTTTCTTATATCTTCCAACTTATTCATGTTTTCCCATATATCGGAAGAATCAAATTTGCCATCCTTAAGTAAGCTATTATAATCAGCGTTGGAAGCAATTATATTCTGTAAACTATCATTATCTATATCTTTATTAGATATAATGTTCAATAAGCTTTCGACTCTTTCTTTATCTCTTGTTGCAGCTATCATTCTGTCTTTGTCGTCCATTAACTATCCTTCATTCATGTTAATCATGAATGTAGTTCTAGCGTCAGCATTAAACATAAAGAAAGGATAACTGTTAAAGAAATCGTCATCAGATGCACTAGACTCATCGGCTAAACTACGAGCTGCCCCTCTAGTCCAATCATCTGTTAACGATCTAGAAGGAGCATACCCAACATTACCACGAAGTTTTTCAAAATAACCATAATCTGAAGCAGATTCTTTTATCAATTCGTCATTCATTTTATTATCTTAAATTTATCCATGTCGTAGTCTAAGGACTCTGTATGGCTGTTTGTTGTTCATTGGCTTTATTTAATTCTGTAGACGCATTTATCTATTCTCTATAATATGCGTCAAGTCTGAATTTAGTTGCAGGTGGGACTGTTTTGTTTATAACAATTGGTACTTCTACATAATCAACGTCTTTTCCAACAGTCTTACCTTTTTCATTTGTTTTAGTTATAAACTAAGTATCTCCAGATAAACCTTCGTCATTATATATTTCTGGTAAATCGTAATCTGACCACCAGGGTGAAGTTTCATTTATTTTATCTACTGGAACTTTAACTGTAACCTGAAATGCGTATTCATAAGGATCAGTACCTTGCACTGGAGTATAACCGTTTAGTGCTACTATTTCCAAATTACCATATTTACCAGAAGCAGTATTGTTACGAATGCTAAATGCTTCGTTTTCCCAAGATAACCAACTAGGATCAGTTGTACCAATAAGAGTTAAATTTTTATCTAGTCCTCTTTTACTATAATTCTAAGTTCTAGCAGCCTCATCTGCATCCGATCTAAATTTAGGGTAATTATAGTATAGATAATCAAAACTAGATTTAGCTGCATCAAAATCTGCAGTTTGAGTTGTAATTTTGTTATCTTTATCTACGCCAAATACGGCAGACAATATTAAATCCTAATCAGGTTTATTTATTTTCAAATCACCCATGGTAGATCTAACTGCCGCATCAACACCTCGTAAACCTGAAGAAGAAATTTTATTAAACAGATTATTTAAAGGATTTTCAGAAGAATCATTTATGTTGAGATATGAACGCAAAGTACTATATGCCATTTCTGTAGACATCAACTCATTATGTGTTTTAGCATTCTTTATTATACCTTCATTTATCTGATTATACTTAATACGTAGCGGATCATTTTCATCGAGTAACTAAGAAGAGTTAGTAATCATGGTCTACAATAACTCTAATCCTATATTACCGTTCTATATATCCTATTCACTTATCGCTCCATTTTGTAAAAGTATTTTTAACTAAGCATTTATCATATTAGCTGTAATAGGATTCTGAGCAAACTCTCCATAGATACTTTTTATTTTCTGCGCATCCACTAAGTTATCAGCTTTAATAATTTTACCTATTTCAGGGTTTGCTAATTTTGTAGATTCCGCTTTCCTGCGCATGGCATCTGCCTGTAGCACATTCAAATCAGTAGGATATAAGAACGGTAATCCTTGGTCACCCTACTTACCTTTATTTTTAGCATCCAGCTCTCTCTACTTCAAGGTAAGAGCTAATGATGCTTGGTCTATTACAGGAGTTTCTATTAACTTATCTGACTATTCTGTAGTAAGAGCGTCAATGAACGACTCTCTTATTTCAGAGAAACTGGCATAAGGATTAACATTTTTATACATTTTACTAAATCTATCAAAATGTCTTTGACCTGCAGTAGTACTAAGTATATCATCTGCATGATCACTAAGAGAACGTCTAACATCGGCTCTACTAATTGCCATCCAATTGGTAAAAGGCATAGTAGCTCCGCTATTTGGAGCTTTTCCTTTATAAAAAGTGGGTTTGAGATCCTTAACGTACTCTCTACCTAATTCTTCCATATTTCTGTATTTGTCTGGAGATATATTAGTCATAATACCACTATCTCTAGTACTCCAATTGCGTAAATCAGAATATCTTGGATCATCAAACCAATCTGCGTATAAACCTTGTGCTCTTAACGCGGCTTTAGCTTTTTCACGAGTATCCATATTCTCAGCACTTTTGCGAAGATTGGCCAAATGTAAATAGTCTATACTATTCAAACCTGTATAAAATCTAGATCTAAACGAAGCATCTTTCATAATATCTGGATTAGCCGCAGCTTCGTTTATTAATCCCTATAATACACCAATAGTTGAATCACGATAGTCTTGTACATCTACATCTGAAATAGAAGAAAATTCACCAAATTTCTAAAGAGCAGAAGACATTTCTTCACTTGCTTTACGAACTGTATCTGCTTGTTCTTTACCTATCCTATATAATTCACCAAAGTTAATAGGTACATACGTATTCATTATAGGAGCTTCTGCCGCTCTATCATATCTATTAGCCTACATTGTTACCTCCTTTTCTTAACCATTTATTAAACTGTCTAATAGTATCTGCTGTATAACCGGATTGCAAGAACGGAGCGAACATAGCTAACATTGCATTATCTCTAGCCTCTTGATTACTCATTAACTCTCTATTCTGAGCCCATTGACTTAACTGACTTAAACCAGCTCTACGTATATTTCTAGCAGTAGCTCTATTCTGAGCATTAGCTTCATTAGCCATATTCGTAGCATTAACCCATTGCTGTCCTAAACTATTCATAGTATTAGCATAATCACCTAAGTACTGATTGTTAACATTACTTTCTTGAGATCTTAAACTAGCTATAGCTCTGTCAGTATTAACAGCTGACTGTAATCTATAAGCTAAATTAGCTCCAGTACTAGTATTAATTTGGCTAGCATTATAATTACTAGTAGCTCTATTACGATTTAAATCTTCAATAGCAGGACTAATATCATATCTACGTCTACGCATCGCATTACTAATACTAGTAGCATAAGGATTATATACTGCATCAACTGTTTCAGGTCTACCAGTAAATAGATTAGACATAATAGGAGTTAAAGAAGCTATCCCTGACAAAGCAGAACCCCAATTAAATTTATTATTTTCAGGCTCAGGTTTGTTATAAGCATTGCTTTTAGGTAAAGTGGTAACCTTATCTGCTTGAGAAGTAAGAGCATCTCCTAAACCTGCCATTTCATCATTAGTAGCAGTTAATAGTTCTGGATGTTTTGGTTTTAACGGGTTAACTGTACCATACCAAGTAAACGGTAACTCTGGTTTACCTTCATCAATTAATCCTGTATTCGTAGAAGTAGAAGTTGCTTTACGTCTACGTGTTGGAGTACTAGTACTTACAGTAGCTGTAGTCGATGTAGGTTGTGTATTATTAGGATTAACTGGTACATGATACCATTGATTATTACCAGTTCCCCACTGTACTCCAGCCCCCCATTTACGATTAGGATTATAGATAGCATCTACTATTCTATCTCCTAAACCAGGTTTAATCTCATCACCTAAAGCAGCTGCTTGTATCTACTTAGTCTTAGGTTTAATACCTTTACTTTGTTTAACAGATTCCTGCATAGCAAATAACTAATCATGAATCATATTATTATTCATTTCATTTAGTTTTGCTGCATTCTCTGCAAATCTGTCATTATATTTACTTTTCTTCTTTGCCATCATTTTCTCACCAAGTTGTGCAAACGTTTCTTTTCTACCAGGTACTTTAAGTTTATCACTTAGTACTCTACTACCTTCAGGTAAACTAACTAAATTACTATCAGTAGGTTTGTTATTCTCTGGTACTTTACTTATACTTCCATCGGGAGTCTATATTAATTCACCATCATCTACATACGCTAGAGAAGAGGACATTCCTCCATTAGCCATAGTATCTGTATTCATCCCTATCATATCTTCATATGCTTCACTTTGTAGGTAATTAGTACCTTGCACAGCAGCTCTATTGCTATAAGCATTCTTCTTAATTGCTGCTCTTTCCCTACGAAGTTTTCTATTACCGAATGCTCCAATTAGACCACTACCAAGACTACCTTCATCATAATCAGTAAAAGAAGTCATTCTAGCCTCTTCACCGGATCTACCTATTAGCCCTATACCTGCTCCTACTGCAGCACCAATTGTACCAGCAACTTTATAACCAGTAGCTGCACCACTGGCTATGTCACTTACAGATTGTGCAGCAGCTTGCCCCCCTGTAGTAGCGTTAGATTTCTAAAAAGGAGTAGTTAAAGTATTTAATATATCAGGAGCATTTTCAAGCATGTTATTCCCAATTTCTTTGAATTGAGTTCCAAATGCATATGCTGGTACTTTTGTTTTCTTTTTACTTTTCATATTAAAGTAATGAATTTCTGTATGTTGTTGTAATCTATGGTATTTCAAAAGTGTGATCTATATCAGAATCTAACTCATAATCGCATATCATATACTTACCTCTTAACCTAGCAGGTAACGATAACGCATCTTCATTCTTATCTGCTCTAGGTATAGGGAATCTAAATGTATCTTCTCTATAATCGGTTATTATATGTTGTTCAGGAGTAATAACATTACCTTCTTCATCAAGTTCTTCTTCAGTATGCTCTCTAATAGCTTCTTGATGTTTGGTACTGAATTTCATATAATCTATGATATCGTCCTTAATAGACTCTTGATTACCATCTCTAAACTCTCCTTGTAATCTAACATTATCAAATACTTTAGTATAAGGAGCATTCTTATTAATAACTATTTCTAATTTAGCTTTTCTATCTAAAGGAGTTAACCCTATTACTCCAGTATCATGTATAGTATGCAATTCGTTGTCTTTTATTGCTACTACTCTATCAGAAATAGGTAACGACCATTTAGGATTAAATGTATAGAAAGATGTAAATCTACCTAACTACTCATTAAATACTAGTGGTTTATTTAGTACATTAAACCATACCTCATTATACTTCTTATCAAATAAGGACATAGCTTTAGCCCTATCTTCTTTAATGTTTTTATTAAAGTAAGATTGTACCTGCTTTTCTTTAGATAACTAACTTACTTGACCTGTATAAGAACATATTTCGTTCTTATCATAATCGTACCAATAAAGCACATTATCTGAATTAATTATACTCTTGTCATTCTTAATAGACGAACCATTAGTAGTAGTTACGTAGTCGAATCTACTTAATATACCACCAGTACCTAATACTAGTTGATTTACATTATCGTCAGTAATAAGTGATCTTTCATTGACAGAAGCTACTCCTACTCCAGTATCTTGGAAATAGAATAGTCTATCTTTGAATACTTTTAGATTGGTTATGTCTCCCCACTGATTATCTACATCTAAGTAATCAGCTACTTTGAATTTAGACCACTAATCTATTACTTCATTATTAGTCTTAGCCTATGAAGTTAATATTCTATTAGTATACCTTACGTCTTTATCAGCATACATAGAATTAGGTACATACAATTTACCAGTATTCTATGCAGAATAAACAGAATTATATACAAAGTAAGGAAGATCTTGTACGTGTATATCCTACATCTAAGTAGGCTCTAACTGCAACCAAGAGTCTGCAAAATTTGAACTAGTTACTGTTCTATGAATCTGATCTCCGTGGAATAAATTCATATTAATAGAACTTTCAAATGGTATATAAGCTCCTATATAATTCTTCATTCCATCCCATTCTTTAGCATCAGGTAATTGGAATAGCATGGTATTAGGATAATCTAATAAGCTCAGATAAGTATCTCCTCCGAATACATACTTGCTATCGTGTGCTGCTATACTTATGTATACAGAATTCTGTCTAGATGAGAATGTATTACCTCCATATATAGAATTACCATCACGTTTAACATTAAATACAGGAATAGCATTAGTAGAATCAAATGGATGAAGTTCTGGATATTTACTAGTAGGTACGCTATTAAATCCAGAGAATACATTCTATAATTCTGGTACATGGGCTATAATACACGGACCAGCTGGGCCTTGTAATGATTGATTATCATTATGAATAAAATCGGACATAGAGTAATTAGTATAAGTTCTATTACCAACATTTATTCTTTTAGCCACTACATCTGGAGCCCCATACATGTTATAGTCTATGTTAGGCGGATATTTAGCATCTTCAATATATGATGTAGATTGAGATTGCCCAAATGTTGGAACGAAATACTTAGCTATTGATGCTCCACGGTATACCTTATTACCTCTACTATCTTGATAAGGGAATCCCACAGCCAGTACGTTAAGACCCCATCTACTACCATAACCTACATATGGCACAGTATCTTGCTGTAATACTCTACCATCTATCTGAGTAACGTAATCCGCCGCAGCAAATATACTACGACTTACACTATTACCAATAGTATTACCATTTACATAGTTATCTTTAAAATCATCAAACTTACTGTCGTTTACTTTACCACCTACAAATGGAGAGTAGTATGAACCTATACCATCTAAGTACACACTTCCTTCAAACAGTTTAGTTGCATCATCACCCTGTACACATATTTCTGGAGATACTAAACGTATATAATCATTTACTCTCATAGTAAGAGAGAAATTACCAATATCTTCCGCTGTACCTGTTGATATTGCTAATTGTTCACCAATCAAACTACAGAAGAAAGGAGTAGGTCTCATCTCCAAACTACTATCTAATTCAGATCCCTATCCTACATATTTATCCTGCTCTTGAATTCTATACTCATATACGTAACTACCTACTGTTTGCATAACTACAGTCCTATCACGTTCAGTTCTATCACAACGAACTATCTCGTAACTCACTGCACCTACAGGCATCTTCTTTACTTTGAATTCTACGCCCAAAGCATTACCTATAAGAGTATTGTTCTCATATCTAAACGGAGGCATTTGAGAAGCATGAGGCATTCTAATATCCCCTATCCAGAGTACAGGAGAAGCTACCGATTTATCATTGTAGAATATTATACCAAATCTATATATCTCATCTCTTTGGTAACCTCTATAATTAGCAGCTATATAAGGATCAGCATAGTTAGGTATATATGAATTGTTCTACTGTTCTTTAGTAGGTTGTACTATCTCAGGCATCTTGTCTGTACCTCTATTGATATATCTAGTATTGTTTCTAACAGTAGATACATCCATACTACAAGATTGATCTAATCTAAACTTATCTTGTTTATTACTTAAATTTATATCTGTAGTTATGAATGAATATTCTATATTAATACCATAACCACCTAATTCACCTTCCTTATTGTATATATATACATTCTAGGAATTAGATGCATCCTTTGTATACTTTGTGTTATTAAAGGGATTTATACAGTCATGAGTAATAGGAATACGTTTTATAGCTTCATCATCTGTTATAGATAGACGAATATTATTACTATCTAAACTAGATAATAACTATATGCTTCCTTCTGAATTAGCTCTATATGCTCTAGCATCATAGTCATTACCATCTTCATCTTCTGGTATCCAAGTATTCTCTGTTACATTAGCAGCGAATAATCTATTTTGCATTTTAGCAAGAGTCTACGCTATAAACTAATAACCAGTCATAGCATTAAACTCATCTATAGATATATCGCTTAATGTAGAACCATAATCTACATACTGAATATCTGTTTGACCATCTGGAATATCTATTTCATCTACTATACTAATAACAGGAGTAGAGTTGTTCTGTTCATAGAATATACGGATTACTCTCAACTTATTAAAGTCCTAGAGAGATAGTTCAGTAGATAGCATTACTGATTTATTTGATGACTTATTTAAACCAGTACCTTTATATTCAGAACTACCTTGGCTAGTTACACTATTTGTTAAGTGAATTAGCTCGCTCATTGGAGAAGTAACTGTTTCAGTACCATGCACATTGAATAATTGATAACAATATGTTACCATTCCAGCTTTAAGGTTACCTTCAGATAACCAACGGAATTTAAACGGCAATAAACTTACTACTGGAGTTATTTCTAATGAACCAGGATTGATTATGTTACCATTCTCATCTATAAGATTAGAATTATCTATATACTTATTACTCATTATGTTAACAATCTTAATAGGACTGTTTCCATCAGTAAAGTATATCTTTATATTAGTATCTGATTCATAGTTACCTACAATACTTAGTGTAGGATTTTTAGATAAATCTTCACATAATCCTAAAGCTCCTTTACATACTAACTTGATTTGAGGCATATTAGTATCAAACCCCATTAATCTGTATATCTTATTAATATTATCAGATGTTTTAGTTATTACTACTGCAATATCATTTATAGTAGTAGTACCTATTATTGTCTCATCTTTAGGTATAATAGTATCGTATCTTCTAGGATTCTCTATACTTTGTAATACTCCTGTAGTTCCTCCATCATTAGTGATAACACGAACATCCTCAGCATATCTATACTGAGTATCCGGTATCAAATTTACGTCCTAGTCCATATTAAGACCACCCGTAAATGTATTAACTTGTGCAGTATTACTTATCATATCAATCTTAATGCGCTATCTTGGTTATATAATATCTGTTCTTCGCCACTAGTACTGAAGAAGGTATCGTGATCATTCATCTCTGGGTATAGTTTGTGCCAGGTATTCTTTACATTCTCTAAATCATCTACAGTAGGCATCATAGCTTCAGCATATGCTTGCTTACGATAGAAGTTATAAGAGTTACGTATATCATAATAATCTCCCTGACTTATTTGACCTTTTAACTTTTTAGGATACATTAACTTCATAGTAACATACCAGTATATGGCTTCCTTATAGGACTCTAAATCTGGTATCATTGGCATACTATCTTCATCTGTATATATAGCATAATAAGATATCTTAATATATCCCCTAGGTACATTAGTCATTATATAACCAGGTTTAGTCATATACTATAAATCGTAACTATACATAGTACCATCTTTGTGACCTATTCTATTACCTAGATATCTACCGTTTGCTGTAGGCACAGTATTCTAGTTTATTAATGCACTTAATGTTTCTCTGATATTATTATCTTCATTTAACTTGTCTAATGCTTCTCTATCATTAGTAAGATTAAACATATTCTTAACCAATGGAAACATAGCTGCATCCTGTATCAACATACAAGCTTTACTACAGCATTGATTATCGTGAGATACACCAAAACTGGATGTTGCTTTTCTCATAGGTAACCAACCACCGTTACAGCAGTATGAGTATGCTACCTAATCTAGTTTATACAAATCACAAGGCAATGATACTTGGTGACATTCTATTGGAAGTATTTCTACTTTATGCTCAAACTACTATATAGCTCCAATCTTGAGTATGGATTCCATAATCCACTCCCGAATATCTGTAATACGTATCTCATCTTCTCTTAGATCGAGATCTGCTATTACTTTAGCTACTACAGAAGCTGAACTAATCATACGATTATTTATCATAATTCTGGGTAATCTTTTGTTTTGTTGAATATTATTTGAGCTAAATTTCTCTTGTTATCTCTTGAAGCTATAAACTAATACTTAGTTTTATTAGTAAGCAAACTGTCTTTCTTTGACCAAAAGAATCTATACTTATAATAATTACTATGGTCATTAAGTAGGTATACAGGCTTACCGGTTTCTTTTGTAGCTTTCCAGTCCCATCTAAGACTCTTGCCTGTGAATTCTTTTGGCCAATGTTTAATGATTTGTAAAGTACCTAATCTACATGGAAACTTAAACTCTTTACAGTTGTACATTACTTCATCTCTAATGTACTAAAAATAGTCATTAATAATATTCTTATATGTCTATAAATCAATATCATATGGTGTATTAGGTTCTATGTACTATTTATAGCTCTCATAGAAATCAGTAGTAGTATAACTCTTTCTCTAATATTTCATATATTAATTATTTATCACTAACTCTGTTCTATGTATCATCATGCGCATCATTGGTATCATCACTAGGCATAGTAATCATAAAACGTAATTCTCTCTCTAATATCATCTATGTAATAGTTGGTATCATTGCAGACGGTATAGGAAACTCACTATCTGGATCAAAGCAAGCATTAAGTTCTGTAGGATCTTCAGCTATTACATCTACACTGATATACTCTAGCTGATTAGAATCACCATCTACATATATTCTATTATTCTTAACCCATGCAATATAGTCCTTACATGTAGCTTTTCTATACTTCTATAATTTAGCTTTAGTACGACTACCTATCTAAATTACATTACCAAACATATCACGTACATTTATTACTCCAGGTCTATAGTTAAAGTCTATTAACTTAGGGAGTTCTTTATCTCCTACATAAGTAAAGTAACCTGGTACAGTTTCTTCACGGTCTAAATGGATAGGTTCTATAGTAGTAAGATATAATTCGTTTATATCTCTACCCTTATCTATGTCTTGCTTTATTAACATAGCTCTGTAACCTATAATCCACTTTTCGATCTAAGCTCTACTTAAATGCTCAGACTCTGCAATATTATTATTACGAGCAATAAGTAGAATATTATCTACAAGCTAATTGAGTGTCATAATATATTATGTTTTAATAACGTTATAAGCCATATAACGCATTTTAAGACTGTTATAGGCACTTTCTATTATTAGTAATACAATCCTTTAATTTAAGTAATAGCGGTCTTAAAAAGGCTTAAAATAAAAAAGGTTGATCTTATTGACCAACCTTATCCATAGCATTCTTCATATCCTAAGGGAGCATTTCCTTCATAGGTGGTGGAACCATCTAATTAGCTTTCCTTATTATATTCTTCAACTCACTAACTTCTTTCTATAGTTCTAATATTTTATCGTTCTCTCTAGCTGGTTCATTATCTACTCCCAGCTTATCTAATAATACTTGGCACTTAGCCATTTCTTCATCGCATTTAGCTATTGCCTCTTTCCTCTACTTATACGTATCATATTGATTACGTACTATATTTATAATTTCTTGTTTATCAGTAGATATAGTAAGACCTATGGAATTATCTGTTATAACTGACTTATTCTCAGGTATAGTGAACTTTTTAGTTTCTCCATTGCACTATATAGTTATATCTACTACTTTCTTTCTGGGCTGATTAGGCATAGGGAACTACCCTGGCGGTAGTGGCTCATCATATATTGAACTTACTTGAGTAACAGAACCTTCATTATACTCAGTAGTCTTTTTGAATGTACCAACTACTTCTATTATATATACCTTGTCACCTATATTTAATTGATTGAATAACATAATAAGTTAGTTTTATAAGGGCTCAATTAAGAGCCCTTTTGTTTATTATTACGCACTTGGTGCGGTTATATTTGCAGGATAAGCATTCACTAACTAATAGACATTATTACATTTATTATAATATATTAAATATCTAAAGTTTAGTTGTAGGTTACCTGCTTGTACATCTTCTTGTAAAGCGTTGCGAAGCATAGATTGATTATTATTTTCACTGTTACCATCTGATAAACCTACTGGTAATGCAGCACTAGCTTCAGCAGAAGACTGTCTTATATCTAGAAAGAATAATCCTTCGTTTGGCAAACTTCTATACTCTTGATAGTTAACATCATATCTTACTTCAGTAGAAGTAGCTACTACTCCAGTAGTTTTGAGTACTGGAATACCAGATATAGTATTTAATCTTCTACGACGCCTTCCAAATAAAAACGGACCCCAAAACGGGAATAACGGTTGTACATTATAGAAAGGATACATAATTACCTCCTTTCTTTATTAGCAACCACAACCACAACCATTGTTATAACCTACTCCATTAAAGGCTGCATCACCAGCATAAGCTCCCATAGCAGCAGCTCTAAATATTTCAGGATTATAGCATGACAATTGCGGATAAGGAACGCTTACTGTATTAGGTAATTTGCATTTAATACCATCTACATCTGATTGTAAAGAGTTCAGTTTAGTTACAATCGGAGCAGTAGCAGAGCTAATCATATTACCAAAAGTAGCTGTCTGATGTTCTTGACTTAACTGAGTAAGCAGTGTGGAATTTCTCTCACGTAAACTATCAATCTTATCAAGCAAAGCCTGATTCTGCATAGCATCTAACTTAGCAATTATAGATTGAGTATTAGCTGTACCACTATCACGAAGAGCTAAAGTATTACTGTTCATAGTATTAACTAAGTTATTAGTCTGATTACATACAGACAACTGGTTTTCATAACCCATCTTAGTAATATTGTTATTTACAGCATCAATAGATCTCTGAGTAGTGCAACAGCAATTAGCTAACTCAGAAGCAAGAGATGCATTACCTGAAGTAATAGCATTGATTACTTCACAGCTAGACAATTTAGTATCACAAGAAATCTGACTTACACCAGAATTGATAGTATTAAGAGCTGTCTGAACAGCATTAATATCACAATTCAAAGTATTAGACAGTGAGCTTATAGCTTCCTTATTGCCATTAATAGCTTGCATTAACAGGTTGGTGTTAGCGTCATTATTCAGCTGAGAAGCTAAACGACTTGCGTCATTACCTCCACGACCGAAACCGTTACCACCAAAACCACCCCAGCAGAAGAAGATCAAAATAATCCAAATCCACCACCAACCGCCGTTTCCACCGAAACCACCGTTGTTCATCATAGCCATCAAAGCAGCCGGATCCATACCTTTATTAGCGTTTTGCATTAAAGCAGCAAGACCAGCATCAATACCACGATCCTGCACAATAATTCTATCTTCTAACATAATTGATTTAATTTAAAAATTGATTTTTATTAATATCTAACGTAGCGAACAGCTTTGCCACGTCCATATTCTGAATAAGGTTCGTACTCTTTTTCTCTTTCGAGCATACGTTCATAGTCATCTTCATAATCTCTAGCTCTGCTAGTAGAATATACTCTACGACCACCACGCATCATGCCACCTCTTCTACCACCTCTACGGAATAAGCCTATACGTTCAAATTCGTCATCATCGTCATCTTCGTATTTGTCACGCTTTTCAACTTCTTCCTCATAGCATTCCATTTCAGCTTGTCTGATCTTATCACACATAACGTAAATATAGTAATACCACATCTTACCTTCATCAATGTCTTTATCATTGATCCAAGCCTTTGCCAATTCAACAAAATGCTTAGTACTATTAGAGTTAGTCATACTTATAATTACTTTATAGTAATCAGAATAAACCATGTTAAGTGCTACGAACCAATCATAACGGTTAAATCTGCTACCCAGATTTATTCCGTACTGACTAGCTAATGCGGTAGTTTCTTCTACAGACCAATGCGGTCCACGAGTACCATCCTCATTTTCCATTTTACTTACAGCTTTACGAGCATGTTCCTCATTGAAGTGAGGACCGTGTTCTGCTTCGTAAGCCTTTACACGAAATATTCTATGCATATTATTATTGATTAATATTATTGAATATATTGATTATCATTTTGGTAACTCAATTACACGAGTATCAGTTACCTTGATTATTGGATTACTGTTAACTATCTGATATTTTTTGGTACGTATACGTTTCCAATCAAAGTGCAAGAACCTAATAAAGCCGTTACGGTACTTATTCTTGTATTCTTTCTTCTCTTCTACAAACAGAATCTACTGATTCTTAATATCTAATGTGGCTTTAAGGATTGAATCCTTTCTACTAACTATGATAGTTGTTAATGGATTAATTTTAAGTTCTTCGTCGAAATCTATTAGCTTATGTTTTATAATAGTTCTAACTGAATCTTTAATCTCGGTATTGATTACATTTATATTAGTTAGGTTCTTGTCTTTGATTTTAAGCTTTTTCTAAGCATCCTTGGTTTCTTTTAATAAACTATCATTACTAGTATTTAATTCTTCTATAGTAAGCTATAGTACTCTGTTTAACTATTCCTTCTAGGATGCTAACTGTTCATAAGCTCTAACATTGTTAGTTATTCTGTCAATCTCTTTATTCTTTTTCTATAGCTAATGGTTCTAAACAAAAACAGTCGCAATAAGTAAACTAACTAAACCTACTGCGACTGCTCTGAAATTCCTTGTAAACCAATTAACTATCAACTTTAGTATTGGAATCATCTGGTAATTCTTTATCTAATGATATATCTAAATATTTCTCTCCTTTTGCTTTTATAACCTTCTTGAGTATTTTCCATATCTTCCATTGAGGATATAAGTCGCTAAATGATTCTAGTAACGACCAAAACTCAACTAAGGCTATCATTCCTGCTACTATTTCTACAGCGTGCAGGTTAATAGAGGTTACTACCAGCTAATCTATTATTGACGCACTAGTTATTGCTACTGCTGCATCTCTAGTCTTCCATATAGTTTTCCATGCTTTATGCGATTCAATCTTAGGATGCCCATATTTTTTAGAGACTTTATAACCATAGATAGCATCAAGTAGTATCAATATACCGACAGCAGTGATAGGAACCCATACAGGCGCGAATATAGAAAGTAGCCCAGTTATAACAGAAGCTACACATTTATCCGCACTACTGAACATGTTCTTAAATATTGACATAGTATGTTCTCCTAATTGTTGGTAATTCATAGATAGTAGCTGATAATAAAAATCAAATAAAGCCCTAACAGATTAAAAGGGGAGTAAAATCTGAGAGGGCTCGAAATTCCGTTTGAGATTATAACTATATAACGATAAGGTTTATTTAAAGTTTCTATTTTGAAAATCTTCTTGCATAAACTAATAGCTCTTTATAGCGTAATATTTTCTTTAATAGATTAATACCATTACAATGTTTAAGCCAACCTATATGACTACACATTTCTTGTTTGTAATCTTCTACTGTAATGTGCTTCTTTCTACCTAATCTAGCAGCTTTCCTGCACATACTACGCTTAATATTCTTTCTTACTAAAGTATAGTCATGCCTTATTACATAACCTACAAATGATATTCCTCTATCTTCCACCTTAAATACCTGATAGTTATCTTTAAAAGATAATTTTAAAGTAGCTATATACTACTTCATTTCTTCAAATAAACTCCATAGGTATTCTTTATTATTATGCAATATTATTATATCATCTGCATATCTGAAATAATATTTGACCTATTTATCTTCTTTAAGCCAATGGTCAAAGTAAGTAAGATATAGATTAGCAAAGAACTAAGATAAGTAATTACCAATAGGTACACCTTCTGCTGAATCTATTATTTCATCTAATAGCTGTAATAACTTCTAATCTTTTATCTTCTTTCTTATTATACCTTTTAATACTTCGTGGTCTATACTAGGATAGAACTTTCTGATATCTAGCTTAAGACAATAAGTAGTATTATCTACATCTTTTAAAGCTTCTTTAACATTATGTAATGCTTCATGAATACCTCTGTGTTTAATACAGCTATAAGTGTCTTTAATAAAGATAGATACCCATATAGGTTCCATTATATTCATCACAGCATGATGTACTATTCTATCTGGATAATAAGGTAATCTGAATATTAATCTTTCTTTAGGTTCTCTAATTATAAATGTATTATATTCAGAAGTTTTATATGTACCGTTAATTAAATCCTGCTATAATTTTTTAAGTGATTCTTCTTTATTCTAGTCAAACTCTTTGATATCTTTTCTACTAGATTTATTTCTTCTAGCTTTCTTATCTGCTAAATATAAGTTGTCTAAGCTAACAATCTTATCGAATAAATTATTATATCTCTTCATAAATAATATTTTCTGAAATACCTTCACGCATCTTCACTTTCGTTACCAATGCGTTTAAGAAGCATGTCATATTTTACCGAGAGGTAAGGTTCAGCCCTTGATTTTTTGTCAGTTTATAATTTTTTTACGTATTTCAGTGTCCTGACATTCGCATTGGAATTGTCTAACTCATTGTTAGAATTCAAATTGAACAAACCTGCATTAGACTCATTGTCTGAGTTACTGCTGATTTACTCACGACTGCAACCTTTTATTGGTTAATTAAAACCAGTTTTCTTCAGATTCTATAGAATCCAATTGTTCATAATCCTCATCATTTAACTCTAATGTAACTGGAGCAGCTGGCAATGCCGGTTCACCATAGAAGGTAATTCGAGTCCCGACAACCGCATCGGAAGAGTCCAACCCACCGTTAGAATCCAAACCGAACAAACCCGCACCAGACCCAAGGCCGGAGCGACCGCCGAGTAGAAGAGTTCTAGGTGTAGCTGTAGCACTAGTCCAGTGATAATCACAATAATAAGTTGTAGCACTAGCTCCATTTCCTACTACAGTTGGGAATAGATCTGCCTAATTATTATTAACGAGTTTTTTCACATATTGACTAGTAATTGTACTTTCCTTAAAGTCTTGTAACTCATAACCTGCTGCAATCAACTGTTCTGCAGTAGGATTATCACCTCCTTCAAATGTACCAAACTTAGTATAGTCTTTGCAAATATATACACTATTATCAGTACCAGCAACTACTACATCAATTACATTCTTCCATACATGACCAAATGGATTCTCAATACCACGGTATCTAGGAACATTAACTACCTTAGTACCAGTAGATGCACCTTCTGCATTAGTGTTAGTATGAGTATACTCAATTATACCAGTACCATTACCTAACGAATTAGTAGTACCACAGGGTACAAATGACCATGTATCAGCACCATTTACCTTTACAGCTCCTGTAGTTACACCTTCACCTAAACCACCTTGATGATAACCCTCTGCAGTTAAATTAGCATTAAATGCTTTCTGACTATTTAATGTAGCATATTCTACTACGAATAACCAAGTAAGATCTCTGTGAGCATCATAAGTATAGATATTCCAGTTATTAGTTCTATTATTGTTTCTAGCCATAGTCTGGAATTCTGTTCTAGTTTTGCTTACTATAGGAGCAGTATTACGAACTTGAGTTCTTAATAAATTATTATGACTTGAACTATCTAGATTTACACTTCCCTCATATGCACCAATATATTTCTTTTCTACTTTAGTATAACCAGGAAGATTGTATTCACTCATACGAATTTCAACTGTATTATCTGGAGTAGCTATAAGTAATCTATAATGTTCTGGAATTTCTACAAAAGCTTCTACACCAACCCCACTACTATCTTGAGATGAGGTAGTACCGTCTTCCCACTTAGTCCAGTCGTTTGCTTTTAAGTATTTCTTAGTATTATCCGTATTGCTGATAGTACACCCTCTCATCTTACTCTGGATAGGAAGTGTTTTATGCATTTCCATATTACCAGTACGTACACCATCAGGACTAGAACTATTAGCTAAGTCAAACTTAACACCATACCACAGTTCGTTTTCATTTCTACTAAGCTTACCAATCTCTTCATCAAGAGTAACTGCAGCACTTATAGCACTAGGACTATCTGCTAAGTAATTAGTACTTGATAAGTCAGGCATTTCATTAGCTTCAGTTAAACCTACTTTATCATTTACTTTAAGTATAGTACTTCTAAGCTCTGTAATATCTTGATTTAAAGCTGTCTCTAAACTGTCAATATTACCTTGAAGTTCTGTATCCTTAGCTTTGAGTTCTTTCACTGCATTCTCTCTTGCAACCTTTTCATCATTAATTGCATCAGGAAGAGTTTCATTAATAGCTAACTTTTCAGCACCAGTCATTAACCCAGCAACAGTATTAGTAGCAGGAGTAATAGTAATATCAGCTAAAGTAGATTCTACATATCTACCATCACTCTTCTCTACTCCAGTAAGACTGATAGTAATGTTATTAACATCTGTTTGATCTAATTGGAATGTACTTAATAAATTATCTGGCATAGAGTTAACTACATTCTCCATAGCTTTACCCTTACCACCATCATAAGCAGTACCAGTAATATCGCCAATGATAATAGCATTAGAATCAATGTGTACCCATTGTGAACCAGACCATCTAAATTGATAGCTTACTTCACCAGGAGTTACATTAACATATATTTTATCTCTCTCACCTACTATAGGAGTTTCATGTTCAGCGTCTGCATATAACTGTATATCCTAAAGTACTCCAGTAGGGGATACAGTATAAGTAGCATATGCATCCATCACATCATCAACATATGAAGGCAATTGACTAGCAGGTACTTTACCATTACCATCAAGTTCAGCAAGACCATTAGGTTGACCTTTTAATGCTTTGAAGTCCTATAAGTCTTCATTCACATCATCAATCTTAGTATCCAGTCTATCTACTTGAGCTTTTACAGCAGCATCACCTTTATTAATAGCATCTACTATACTACTACCTTTAAAGTAGTTATTGCTACTATTATCAGGCAAAGATATAATGTCACTATTCTTATCATAGTTTAAACCAACAGATTGAACAATCTCTTTAATGTGAGTCCATTGGTCTACATTAGCATCTCTATTCAGCGGTATCCACTTCTTAAGATCAGGACTATATGACTTAATAACATTACCAGTACTGTCTGTTGCTAAGTCAATCCAGTAAGAAACCTCTTTAGGATTTGGAGCATACTTAGATGCTATGAAATTAGGATTTTCTTGTTTAACCATATTTGCAAATATTTAATAATTAAATAATCTCCTGTTCTGGAGTATTGTATTCTTTCTATCTTGTATATTCATCATTGAAATATACAATATTGTTTTCATTATGTTATTGGATTTAATGCTACAACTTGACCAGCTTCAGTCTTATCAAAGTAATTAACTACAGCAAATTCCTCATCTGCTGCCTAACCGTCTCTACTGCTTACATAACTCCTAATAAACTGCTGACCTCTCTTTTCACTATTACCCGCTACATATCCATATCTGAATGCAGTACTTATACTATCATTGTATATAGTGCCATTCTCATTCATAGCGATTACTTTAATCTATCCTTCCTCAGTCATAGTATCAGTATTCAGACATCTAACAGATCCTATTATTATATCTCCGTCTACATTAGTCTAATCATTCCATGTCTTATACTATTTACCATTAAATGTAACATAACCATTAACGGAAGTACTTAAAGTACCTTTATGTGTAAAGTCTCTCTATATCGTTAAATTGGGCATACCTTCTACGCTATCATCTACAGGATTAATTTTATACCATCTATCAACGTATTTAACAGCTTCTCCAACCCATATTTTATTAGGCATACCTTCTTCAGACACCCAACCATCTTTATCAGCGAATACAAATGATTGACCTGTTACTCCCATATCACTACCCTTCATTTGATATGCTTTTACTATAACTCCTCCTTTATAAGCAGTACATTCAACAGTCACAATACCGTCATTTTTATTTCCAAACCAGTTTCCTCTAAGCTATACAATTAACTATTCCGGCATAGTTAAACTAGGATCATTAGTATATACATCTTGTATGGATTTAATGTCTACCATTACACACTCTGCTCCAGATTGAGTGTTATCGCCTCCCCAGTATAAAAACGGTTGAGTTCTATTTTCAGACGAACCCCAACTCCATCCTACTATTTCACTAGGGATACTAGGAGCGTTAGTGATGTTAGTACCGGTATCAAAATCTCTACCGTTAGAATCAGTCCATATGAATCTCAACTATATACTATTGAAATCATAGAAGTAAGCTACATCATCCCTAGTAGGCCATATATGATTTACTCCATCAAATACATCAGATATATTAGTATTGCCTACAGTTCTCTTTTGTAGGGGAACTGCTCGTCCCCCTGCTATACCTAACTCTAACATTATTCACTCTCCTCATCAATAATATTATAAGTCATACCTGCTACTTTAGTAAGCTAATTATATTCAGCTTCAGTACCAGTCCATATAGGTAATGATATCTTACCATTATTAGCACTAGGTAATGCTAAAGTAACACCAGTACCTTTGTTCATTGCCTGTTGTACCGGATCTAATACAGATATCTTATTCTCACTAATAAGTTTATTTATTAGCTGAGTAATATACTCTTCATCAAGTAATTCACCAACATTACCAAGATTATTTTCAATATTAGTAATCTCATTATTGATACTGGTTATACTCTGTTCAATATCATCTATACTAGACTCCAGATTAGTAATTCTGTTGTTAACAGTAGTTATCTTACTATCCAGGTTATTTATCTTACTAGTGAGTTCAGATATACTTTGATTAACTTCATTTTTGAAATCACCTATTGAAGATTCTATAGTAGTATCTATGTAATCCTTAAGTCTATCATCACTAACTACTAAATCAACAATCTAGTTAATAGGAGCTTTAAAGTTCTAATCCTTCTCTGCTATTACCATGTATTCGTTTCCTTCTAGTATACGCTTAGGATCCAGCTCCAATATCTTTATACCGTCACATTTATTCATAACTATTACTCTTTAAAGAACCCACTAGGAGCACTTACTTTATTAAATACAACACTATCAGTAGTAGCTAATGACAATTGAGCTCTAGTAACTACATGAGGATTATCTCTTCTAGCAGCATGAGTATCAATAGCATTCTATGCATTAGTAATCAATTGCTTAAGCTCATTAATCTGAGATTGCAAATTATTATCTGCATTAGTTCTATTAGTAATCTCTTGGTTAATTAACTCAGTAAGATCAGTAACTTTACCATCTACGTAAGTCTTAAGTTCATTCTTAGCTTTAGTGATTTCACTATTTATATAGCTTCTTAAATCACTAATCTATTGGTCAATCTTACTATCTAACTCTTGTATATTCTGAGTTAATTCAGTAATCTTCTATTGAATAGAACTTAAATCACTACCTACTATATTAGTTATATCTTGACGTATCTCTTCAATATTAGAATTGATATTAGTAATATTTTGATTTATATCATCAATATTGTTATTAATATTTGTAATATCCTACTTGACATTATTAACATCGCCTTTGATATCATTAATCTCATTTCTAATATTACTAATTTGAGTAGTTAACTCTTCTACTTTCTAATTAATATACTACCACAGTTTATTAACTTCCTCTTTAAGTTCATCTTTAAACTCAGCTAATTCATTTCTGATTTCAGTTATAGCTTCATTAATGAACTGTTCTATCTAATCAAGGGCTCTATTAATATAATCAATGATAGCATCTACTTGCTTATCATTCAGATCTAGCATCTCCCACGTGTTAGTATCATTACGATAATACCTAATACAACCGCCATAGTAATTAGAAGTAACGTCAATCCAATAATCTACTTCTAGAGGATTAGGCTACGTATCTGATGCTCTAAATCTAACTATCTCTCTCTGTAACATATATTATGCTTTAAATGTTGTTATTTTATCTTCTGTTCCATCATCATATACATCGATATGAACCCAGTCACAATCTTCCTCTAAACGTACTTTACATGGTAATAATAAAGGTTTAGCCTTTATTATCTCTCTTATTTCTTCTGCAGTCTTATCATCGCAAGTAAAGTCTACAGCGTTTCCTGTAATGTGCCCGCTAACATACACGCTCTTTTTACTCTTGACTATAGGACACATATTACAACGCATACCCCTTTGATGCATATTACCAATATTGATATGCATTGGCATTCGTAAAATATCAGTACGTAGACATAATAATACGTGTAGTAACTATGTACTTAAGAACATCCATGATTGTTCTCCAAACCTACTATATATGTGGTTACATACTAATTCTTTTACATTAAAGTAAGGTTTAAGCTGTTTAATTATTTCTTCTCTCGGCATCATTGTTATTCATCATTAGGGCATCACCAACTAGATTGGCTGCTACGTTCATACCAAATTGTTTAGTATCATTATCTATCTCACTTACCTTCACGTTGATTTGAAGGAGCAGAAGATATATCTGCTCCAACAATTCTCTATCTGTCATATGTGCTAAGTACGGATTCATTAGAAACTAATAGTTTGATCTCCTGTTTGTAACAAGAACGATTTAACTAACTTATACCTATCATTCTCACGTACATATATATTCCCTATATTCCCAGCATAAATAGTTCCTCTATTAACAGCTAAACCATTAGAAGTTTTCCATGTGAATGTGTTAGGTACTATAAAACCTAAATATGCAGTTTCACCTTCTACTGGCGTCTAACCAGAAGGGAATAAGTAACCAGTACTATAAGTAATACTAGTTAAAGTAAGCTTATTGTCAACTACCTATTGCCCTGCTTGGATAACATTTGTAAATACTTGAGCACCACTCTCTGCTTGAGTTAAAGTAATCTTAGCACTTCTCTAGTTAGTTGTTAAGTTCTATGCTACAGTTATATATGTAGTGTTGGTTGTAGTTCTTGCAGCATTAACCCAACTTGCGTTTGACGAGAATTCGTAGTTTAGAGATTCTGTAGTTTCACTACCGTCGCTTTTAAGTACAGTCTTATAAGAATTCACTGTAAGCGTCTCGTTCGTTTCTGCTGCAGTTACGCTTAAATTCGTCGGAGTTACGTTAAACGTATATGTAGGAGTATGACCGCTTTGAGTTATCTTTATAGATTGAGTCTTACCAGATTCATTCTATGTAAATACTAGAGTAGTACTTCTAGTATTAGAAGTAGTGTTTTTCAATATCTCTACAGTTGTTTTTCCAGTTGTAGATACAACTACCCAATCAGTACCACCAGAAGTTAAACTATAGCCTATATTACTACCATTCTTAGTAGATACTGTTCTTGGTATGAAAGAGGCACTACTATATGGAGCATCATATGTATTTGGTGTTATTGTAAATACATATACATTTTCAGCAGGCTTAGCACCTTGACTAACATTAACAGTTAATGTATTACCAGAACCACTCTGAGTTAATACTACTTTTCCACTTCTTGCAGATCCACTATTATCGGATGCACTGATAGTAACTTTACTACTAGTAGTAGAAGTAGTTATCCAACTAGGCTTACTAGACACACTCCAAGATTGACTACTACCATTCTTAGTAGATACTACTGGTATATTAGCTGCAGTTCCATTAGCAGAGAAATCCCACGGGAAGCTTGCGCTAACATCTGAGGTACTACCATCTTCCCAAGTAAATACATAATTATCTGCAGGTGGTACATAACCGCTTTGTGATATTGTAGCATAATCTCTTTTTCCAGATTCACTCTATGTAAAGTACACATTTGCAGATCTAGAAGATGTAGATGAATTAGAACTTATAGTAAATCTACCATTACTATATGTTGCCCACGAAGGTAATGTACTACTATCTATACTATATCCTAAACTGATCTGATTACCATTTACCAACTTATATGAAGTAAAGCCTATATCTCCTGTACCACCACTAGCTCCAACATTAACTTGCCACGGACTAATTGTAAATACATACTCAATAGTAGGTTCAGCACCTGCTTGAGTAACGGTACAAGTGGCAGACTTGCCACCATGAGTTGCTTTAATAGTTGCGGTTCTACTAGATGTAGATGTATTCTCTCCTAATGTTAAAGTACTAGGTGAAGAGCTACTGCTAAGACTACCTAAGTTAGTAGACAGTGTAGGATTACCTGTTTCTTCAGTAACATCTCCACTAGCCCAATATACAGTTCTCTTAGCACTAGCTGTAATACGTGAAGTACCACCATCACTAGATACACTAGTAGGATTAGCTGATACAGATATAGTCCATTCTCCATATGAGCTAATAGTATCTCCACTCTGTGATAGACTAATAGTAGCTGTCTTATTAGATTCATTCTGAGTTAAAGTAATTTTACCTGTTCTATTTGAAGCAGTCTAATTAGCAGAAGCACTTACTGTAGTTCCGCTTATAGAGAATCCAGTACCAGATGCGCTAGTAGTTTTTAATGATACACTTATATCACCACTCTATTCTACTCCATCTAATACCTTTCTTTTGTAAGAACTATAAGTAAACTATTTACTACCACCACCAGCTCCAAATGACATACTAGTAGGAGATACTGTTAAGTAGTAATTCCAAGTCTCTACCTTCTTACGTATATCATCTATCTTTACACATTCGTTAGCTCCATAAGTAGAAGCATTATCAATAACGATTAATGAATTAATAGCTAAAATCTAGGTCTTAGTAGGGCATTCTGTCCCACTCTTACCTAGACTAAGCTTACTTAATATCATAGAATATGTTGCTATTTCATTACTCATGTTGCTTATTCTTTAAAGTTTCTATTTCAGCTTTAAGCTTTTCAATCTCATCCTTAAGCATCTTAACTCCTTCAATAGCTAATACACCTAACATCTCATACTCTACCTTCTTAACCTTAACATACTCTTCACCATCTTTAGTGAATGATTCAAACTGTTCGGGATTACTTACTTCAGACTTAAGAGTATCACTTTCAGTTACTATGTCCTCAAAACCTAATTCCTCTAAGTTCTATGCTATAGTACCTATTTGCTTCTAATCATTCATTATAAATGATACAGTAGGTATAGAACATATCTGATCTAGAGTGTAGTCTAAAGGTTTAATATCTGATTTTAAACGAGCATCAGATTCTTTGAAGAAACCACCTGCTGCAGATACTTTACCAGAAGATGCTACATTACCACCTATGTAAAGTTTATTATCTCCAGCAATAGATCCAACATTAACCCCAACAATTACTGATCCACCGTTAGCACACATAAGTATATTCTTAGTACTAGCACCAGTAGAAGAATACCTATGGTTTAAATATAGATGGTTAGTATATGAATTTATTTCATTTGTGTGTTCTATATTTATACCTCCAGCTGCGCTAATAATATCATCTCCAGCATATATGGACTATTTAGGAGTTATAGTTACCATTCTAGCTACTCCAGAAGTGGGCATAGCTGCATTACTTATAGATTCGACCATGTTACGATAGTCACTGCTATTGCTATAATAAGCATGTACTACAAAAGATTGGAATTGTCGTATTTGTTTAAACCACAAATGAACCTTACCATCATGGATAAATACTTTTATATCACCAAATCCAGCTCCGTTATTAACCCCAGAATACTATATTATTGAGTTTCCTGTATTATAATTATAGAACTATATTACTGTATCAAACGGAGGTGTAGTATAATAGGAATTACCGAATATTCTTACAGTAATCATTGCATCAACACTAGATGCATTTCTTAATTTTACCAAACATCCTTTATCATAGTTATATACCATTTTTGGTGAATAACGCTAATCTAACTCGTTAGCATAATTACCTTTATGAAGTAATTTATAATGAGTACCTCCATAATAGAAAGTTGCTCCTTCATCTAAACTATCTACTCTACCTAATGATATACACGGATGAGTTGATAGTTTATCATTATACAGATATGCACCTAATGAGTTAGTATATCCTACTTCTGCAGTTTGTGTTCCACTATTAATAAACTGTATATAACTAGAAACATCAGTTCCATGTAAAGTTAAAGGAGTTACTGATGAAGTTTGATTTATTGTTAATGCTCCCGTCATAGTATCCCCAGCTTTCTTTACAAAAGCAGATGGACTGATACCACCAACTGTGTCAGCATTGCCAGCATTAGCTGGCTTACCAACGCTTACAGTCTATGCACTACCTCCAGATGGAGTTACTGTGAAATTACCAGCAGAACCATTAGCAAATGTGTATGTAGTATTAGTATCCTATGCTGGTACTCCTAATGCAGTTATATCAGACTTAGTTACCGCAGTAACACTAGCTACATGACTAGTAGAATCAGTAGAGAACTTATAGAATCCAGATGCTTTGCTAGGTGCAGAACCAGCAGGATGTACATAGTTATTATATGTAGCTCCTTTGGTTAAAGTAAGAGTATCACCACTAATAGATGCAGTAGTAACAGCATTACCAGAACCAGCCACAGTTACTTTACCAACCTTCTTAGCTAATTCTGTATTCATAGTAGACTACAGATTGTTAATATTAGTCTGTAACTGAGCATCACCATCCTTTCTAGCTTGTATCTCTACATTCAAATCATTAGTAATCTCGGATGAACTGCTCTCGATAAGCTATTCTAATCTATCTACTTCAGTAGTTACTTTATTATCTAGATTAGTAATTCTATTAGGTATATTAACGTCTAAGTTCTACTTATCACTAGCAGTCATTACACCAGCCTGAGTTTGATTAGCAGAAGGTATGGTTTGTGACTTAGTAATGGGATTAGCATATGAATTACTAGCCGTAGACAAATCAGATTGCTTATAATTAATAGTTACGCTAGTTGCATTTCTAGACGTTGCATCTACACCAGTAACTAAGTTCTTAGGTAGTGAATCAAGTTTATCGCCAGGATTCTGTATACTACCAAATTCATTATATAAATCATCTAATCTACCTTTATCTATTGCAGACATAGCACCTGCATTAGTAGTTGTAGCTGATGGTATATCTATATTATCGTCCTGTAATGGACCATAATTTAAACCATCTTTAGCTGCATACTTATAGTTAATCTTAACTAACTCACCAGTACTAGTAGTAGGAGTAAGGTATGAAGTAAGCTTAGTAGGCATACTATTTAAAGCATCTCTATTAGCTTTACCTTTATCTCCAGGATACGCCGTACTAGGAGTTTCACCTAATGCCAAACTCTAACTAATCTCTAAGTATTGAGTACCAGTCCATCTGTATGTCAGATTAGTATCCTTAGCTACATATATCTTACCTGTTTCGCCAGTTTGAGGAAATTGAGCTTTAGTAGAGAACTCTAATACATCATCTACATAAGATGGTAATTGAGCTGCAGGAACCTTACCAGTTGAGTCTAATTCAGCTAAACCACCAGGTTGACCTTTAGTACTAATGAACGCATTTAAACTATTAGTAATAGTAGTATCGCCTGCTTTTCTATCTTCAATCTCTTTCTGTAAAGCGTCCTCTAGTTTATCGGTAACTCCATCAAACTTATTCTCTATACGGTCTATCTCTGCTTCTCTATCGGCAATCTCCTTATCAATCTTATCATCAAGATCGTCTATTCTATTATTTATATTGGAGTCAGCTTCCTTTAGATCTTCAATCTGCCCAGGTATAGTAGTATTAAGTTCTACATAGTCTTCCTTACTCATTAGACCGTCCATAGATGCAGTAGCATTAGCTATACGTATATCCATATAGATGTTGTTACCACTCTTAATAGTGTTCCATGATACACACGGAGTACTATTCTGTCTAAAGGTAATGCCATTGGTTACTAAATCATAAGTAGATGTATTAGTACCGTCTTTAAACTTAATGTTAGTTAATGCTAAATTACCTATATATACATACTGACCATTATCTGTAAGTACTTTAGTACCATCTCCAGTAGTCTTAATAACTGTAGTAGTATATTGTTCTTTACTATAGTTTAATGAACCATCTACAGTAATAGTATCAAATACTACTTGAGATATATTATCTGTACCTTCTTCTTTAATAAAGTCAGGAGATTCAATGTATATAGTACCACCAACTATAGCTACTTCAGTTGCTAAGTCTAATCCATTTCTATTAGAATTAATAGTATAGATAAGCTTACCTTCCTCTATAGCTTGCTTTAATGCGTCATAATCTTCTTGACTTACTTTACCATCAACGATAGTAGGATCAAAGATATACATAGTCATATCTTTAAACTCTATCATTCGGATCTTACCATTTCTTTCACCATCTTGGAATGGAATCATTTCCTATCCTGTGACAGCAGTACGTTCTGAAGCTTGACTAATCTTTAAACCTTTAATTCTTGCTATCATTGTCAATCAAATTATTTTCTTTCTACTATTCTAACAGTACTACACCGTTATCTTCCCATAACCAAGGATCTGCATCCTCTGTCAACAATGCTAATACATAAGGATCGTATAATCCTCTAAAGTATCCATTACCACAACCACACTTAATACAATACGGTTTGAGTTTCATAGGTATACCACTATATAACTATGGTTTAACCTAATGTAAGTATCTCTTTAGTATTTCAGAATCTATAGGAGTAGTAACACTAGATGTGTTACTAAACTCCAATAAATCTGTTAATTCATTGTATACTATGGTTGCTACAACATCTCTATTGTTCCTAAGTATATTAGTTTTAAGTATAGAGTTTGTTTTACTATTTATATATTCTTTTGCTTTATCCATAGTAGTTCAATTAAGCTTCACCAACACAAATACCACCTACAAAACGTAAACCATTTTTAGTACCAGTCCATCCAATATTCGTACCGCTAGAGTTAGTTACTGTAATCATATTTTTCATAATATCTATATGAGTATTTACACCGTCAGATACAGTTACTCCTAGTGGAGATATGTACGCTTTATTACCCTAAGAATCATAAGCGGTTACTGAAATAGCGTCTGATGCATTATCGTCTAAAGCTTTTATCTCTATTCTAGACGAATCTATGCCAGTAGGATTCTTTAATACTATGGAAGAAGTAGTATTATCATAAGTAATGACTATATTATCAAGAGTGCTGTTCTTTAATGAGAAACTACCACTATTAATAATAGCATGCTCATCGCTTGTATTTCCTATAGTTATACTGTCATTTAATTTTAAACTACCGCTAGAGCTTACATCAAACCAACTAGTGAACGGAGCTTGAGCCTAACCTAAGTGCATTCCATTTGAATCTAACTTAAACTAATAGTCGTTAGTAAGTTGAGATATGTTACTCTTTTTTATATAAGTACCTACTGTAGACAATCCACCAGTATTGTTAATCATACTTAATCCGCTACCGTCTAGAGTAAGCTTAGTATCAGATGTGGTTAACTACAACTAACTATTCTCAGAATCAGCAGCTAAGTGTATACCTCCAGCTCCAAAGTAAGCTTCACCATTCTCAAAGTCTAACAAGAAATTAGGTCTAAATGAGTTAGAAGTGTTCATAGGATCTGAAGTATTAATCAAATGATATTCAGAACTATCACCACCACTAGCATTCTTACCTCTTTGTGAGAACATCAGGTTATTATTAAATACAGCTCCACCTACTAATGAGTTAGGTGCAATAAGTAAGTCAGTATAGATAGCTTCAAAGTTTTTTAATGGTTCCCATGCTCCAGAGGTATCTGTTCCTGGCGATTCATTATTCTGCTACGTACCAATCCATGTCATTACGGCTTTTAAAAAGAAATAGTGATTGCCTTCAGTATCTCCTCCAGTATCATATACATATGGAGCAGTTTCTCCATCGTTAATGTAAGGGGTAGTAGTACTATATATACCCATAGGATATGCTATAGGTTGTGAACCTACTGGATCTGGAGTAATTATACCACCCATAGGGTTAGGTTTAGACCAATATTGACCAGACTCTAATTCGTCATTTATTATTCTACATTGAATAAACCATATGTAGTTATATTCATCACCACTAACTAACTCAGGAACATCTATAGACCAACCTTTTGGATCTCTCTTACGCTTCATAGTGTCGCTCCATTGTTCTCCTGTATAAGTAGTTTCAGTACCTTTACAGTATCTAACTTCATAACCTACTCCAGGAACACCTGAACCACCATTATCACCAGTCATACCAGTCATATAGTATGGATCGCACCAGTCTTCTATCATAGTATTATCACTACCATTGATATAAGCAAAAGTAGCCCATAAGACTTTACCATTACTTAAAGCAGGAGCTGAAGAACTCCAACCAGAAGGATAACGAGTATCTTGGTCTAACGAAGGAGCTGAACTCCAACTATTGTTTCTAGCAAATCTGTATTCATAGTAGTTACCATCCATGCCTTGAACCTTACCTACATTTACCCAGTCACTACCATTCCATACCCATAAGAAGCCATCAATAACCCAACCGTCTCCTATTTCATTACCACTAGTTGGAAGATCATCTGTAGAATCTAAAGTACCTTTAATAATAACTCCTTGTCCAGTTACTTTTACTACAGCACCCCATTCTATTACCGTGCCAGTTTCACCTTGAACCAATGCTATACATTTCCACCATATACCAGTAGACATATCAGGAGTAAGTACCCAACCATCACCAGGATTATATGGGTCATTACTAGTAGGCTTCTCAGGTTGAGTCTGACTTTGCTTAAATGCTTCTACTTGATAATTAAAATTATTACCATCTAGACCAGGTACACCAGTAATTAAGTAAGGACCTTGCCAACCTCTTTCTTCTTCAGGTAAGGATTCATCAATTACTAACTTATTATCAAAAGTAACAAGGGCTTGAATACCCCATATAGCTTCTTTACCAGTAGCAGTAGGCATACCTACACTCCAGATACTACCAGGATTAATATTCAATCTATCTGGATCTCTAGGTTTAACGTCGCTACCAGATGTCTTAGTATACATTACTCTAAGGTGTTGACCATCTTGACCATTGTCTCCATATTTAGCCCATAATGATGGAGAACTAAAGTTGCCCCATTTATGTGTATCACCTTTATACTTTCTCTGGCTAACCCATTCGTATTGGAATTCTTTACTTACTCCAGTAGGATTATCTGTCCAAGGTTGTTCACCAGGAGCTGATTGAGGTATATATTCATCTTGATCTGGGTTGTTATCTGTAATCTCTTTAGGAGAAGCAGATAATTTAGTAATCTGATATATATACTCTACGCCATCACCATCTTTACCGTTTACACCCCATTTAGACCAAATAGTGGGGCTACTCCACTCACTCCAACTACCATCAGTTTGTAAGTTATGTGAACAAACCCATTCACATTGATATTGTTCGCTAATACCTGTAGGATGATCAGTCCACCCTTGTCTAATAGCTTCAGTCTGGCTGTTACCTGTAGGTTTAGTAGGTGTAACTAAACTAGTTACAGTAAGCTTATACACGAATTCAATATTACTACCATCAGCTCCATCATGACCATCTGCTCCAGTAAGTCTCACTGGTGTACTCCAGGGAACTACAATTGTACCTTTACTAGAGAATGTAGCACTAGACATCCATACATAACCATTAGGGTTACTATCACTACCAGACCATCCTTCAGGATATGTAATAGTATTAGTATCATAATCCCAACTACCTCCTACAGGAGTATCAGGTCTTTCTATACTCTTAGTAGACTTATATGCTATTACTACTCTAGTAGTATCTCCATCTATACCTGGTACACCATCAATACCATCTTTGCCATCCTATCCATCTTTACCATCTTTACCATCTTTACCAGCATCACCAGTTCTACCAGCAGGTATACCAAATGAGAATAGGAATTGGTCTTTATCCAAAGATACAGATGCAGTAGGTGTACTTGATTCATATACATCCTTAATTGCAGCTTTAAACTTAGAATTACCTATAACTATATCAGCTACAGATTCAAGCGGTAATTTATAGTTATTGCCTTTTTCTGCAGTAACAATGTATTCACTACCTGTAGCTTCAAGCTTCTCTTCTAAGTCCAATATCTTTACACCATCACATTTTTGTATCATATCTATTTATTTTATAATTTACAATAACCATTACTGCAATTTCCTGTACTGCAAGTATTGTTAGAACAAGAGTAACAAATACCACTAAATAAAGTAGCAGAGTTACGCTCTTTCTCTAAATGAAGACACTTATCGTTTTCTGTATTGAAACAATCACCTTTCTGAGTAAGAATAGCATTGTTACAGCAAGTACTAGCTGCACATTTTGGTTTAATAGATATCTCAAGTAATCTACAGATATCTACATATAATTGTAAAGCATCACGATAGTAATCGGATGCTAAAGCATACTCAAGTAACTATCTCTTAAAGACTACTAACATTATGTTCTGCATAGTCTGATCATCTAAACAAGTTGAGCAGTGAGTATGTAATTTCCTAATCTCTGCCATATATACAATTGAAGGATTGTAGTATATGCCATGAAAATGAATTTCTTCCTATTCCGTAAAACATCTCAAAGTAACGTATTTCATATTCCAATCTAATTCCAGAATATCGTCATTAGTTACAGTTACATTATTTTCGGAATCTACTGTAATATTCTCGGAAAAGCTAATGTTATGTATAGGACTGTCTTCAAGTATGTTCTTTAAATTCCATACTTCATCTATATAAACTTCCTTACCATAGTTACTAAGATCTACTTCAGTCTCTATCTTAAAGGTCAGTTTATCACCATCTATTTGTATATTTGTTAATTTGTCCATATATCAACAATAAAAAAAGTGGAGAGTGGAATATTCCACAACTCCACTTCTGTAGTTTGTAAAAGGAATCTTATCCCAAATTCAATCTCTCTAACGTGGATTAGGCAATTGTCTTACCAGCAATAAATGACTGAATACCTTTATCTACAATAGAATCAACTAAACTAGGACAATAAACTTCCGTAGTCAACGGAGTAGTCTTGATGTACTGATTATCATTGCTCAAGTACAGGTTATCGTTTTCGATGATAGCATAATCATATTCTGCATCTTCTACTACTTTACGAGCCTGTTCAACAATAGGATATGCACCAGTAAATACGTGACCTTTATAACCCATGTTACGTACTTCTGCATCACGTACTTGCTTCCAATAACCCTTGCCCGGATTACCAGCAGTCTTAACAATCGTAGCACCTACAACTGCCTTAGGCTGATTAGCAAGCAATGCACCAGGAATAGTCTCATACAGAGAAGCTTCCATAGATACAACGCTATATTCATTTAAAGAATAAACGCCTTCGTTATCATCCTTCGACATAGCAGTCAAAGTCAGAACTGCAGCAGAAGCAGAAGCCTGTACTCTACGGTTCTTATGAGCATTGATCTTCTTTAACAGAGCATTTACTAAATCTGCAGGGGTAGTAGTTTCAGCATATACTTCATAAGTATGAGTAAACTGCCAAGCGGCTTCATACATATCCTTATAAACAATACGCAAAACGTAACGATTACCAGCAATAATAGTAGCGTTAGTTAAAGTGATTACAATCTTTTCTTCAACAGGAGCTACATATTCGCCAATTACTGCAGACGGTTTAGAAGCTTTCTGAATTTCAGTAGAGAAATCAATATTAGCTTTCTGTGCTACTGTACCATCAGGCATAGTAACATTCATCTTTTCACCTGCTACACCTACATACAGAGAGTTAGCATTTACTGCACCAGCGGCAGTCTTAATAAGAGCCTTATTCTCATCGAACAAAGCAACATCACCAACAGCCAAAGCATCTACTGTAGTGTAAGAAGCCGGAGCTTGTTTTCCAATCAGAACTGAGTGTACTGAAGTTATCATATTAAATGTTTGTTTTTAAATTAGACATTAGCGCTTAGTCTATTCGCTTACTTTCTACTTTCATTATTTCAGATTTCCACGTTGGTAAGCGCCTTAATTATTCGTCCTAAGATTTCTTAGAACTTGTATTAGGTATAGTTTGTACTATCATTTGAACTGCTAGATCAACTATATCCTAATGTGTATTTTCTGGAAGATCTGTGTATTCTTTAGTAAGATCGCTTACGTTACCCAGATCTTTTGCTTTTCTTAAGTAGGTAAGCTCATAAGAACTTATATCATAATTACCATCAGTATATAATACAATTTTATTGTCAGTATATACTCTAATAGGTTTTGCTTGATTATAACGCAATCTGTGATCTGATAGACTATTACTTAGTCTAGAGCTTACTGTCTCTATTGTGGCCTCTATTACATCAGATTCACGAGTAATTAAGTTATTGCATTTATTATCCTTTATACTTATGTATACATTTTCACCAAGTGCAAACATATAATCTTCAGGATAATCAGCTTCCCATTTATTACCTAATTTACTAAAGCTATAAGTAGTATAGCTCTTAGTATTTACTAAAGTACGTATGTTATCAGTAATCTCTTGATTTCTCTAGAATACTCTAAAGTTCTGTTTAACATATTCGTCTTTAGCTTTGTTTATGAAATGAAACAAAGTATCTGAAGGAAACTTAATAGTATCATTATAGTTTGTTATAATGTTATTCAGTTGCCTTTCTACATTTATTTGAAAATCTCTTTCGCGCATAATTATTCAGATACTTGGTTTAACTAAAATTTAGAAGATTGTCTTTGAGATTCTATATTCTCTAAAGCAATTACTACAGCTCTATTAATAATCTCATACATGACATCTTCAGGAAAATCTAATTCTTGTTCAGGTTTAGTGTAGTCAAACTTAGTTGGTTTCTTAACATAAGTAATATCTACTCTATAGAACTCTGTATTATCTTCTACTCTTGGAGCATACATAGGATCCTGCATTAAAACAGGATCTACGTATACTAAGAGTTTATCATTTTCTAAAGTAGCTACTGGATTCTCTACCCAAGGTATATTATTATAAGTCTACTTAAAAGGCTTTACTAATTCATGACTAGTAAGTACGCAGTTAGTCTAGAATTGTCCATACTTAAGTAATACACTAAGTATAGTCATTCTATTATCTTCATCATGAACATCTTCTAATGCATACTCATTGTAGCCTGTATGTACAGCATGAAGATTAACATCTGTAGCTATTAACTTTTCTATCTCAGATAAGTTAGACACAGAACCTTCTAAACCTATTCTTAAAGCATTATTGCCAGTAATCTTATTACTTAAGATTTCTAGCTGTGCTTGATTAAGAAATAAGTCTACTTCCTCGTCTAAAAATGCGGGGCATCCGCCATAAGCAATACCTTCTGCATTCTTATCCAGAACTACCTTGAAAATTATATGAGAATCTTTATTAGTCATTACTTAGATTTTATTTCCTACATTATTGCCAATTTTATTTCTTGATTCTTCTTATCCTTAAGATAAGCAATTACATCTTCAAGACCATTACCAATTAAATCAGTACCAAAGTAATATTGAGCACGATTCTTTCTAATAATGTTTTTAGCAATAGCTTCTTCAATTACGAAGTTAATTTCTTTATTAGGATTATTTACCCATTTCATCAAGAACTTAGAAGGATCAGCTTCAATAAATTCTGACAGTTTAGCTTCAGCAACCTCATTAGACATAGAATCTGATTTCATACCATAGAGACGTAAACACTTACGCATTTCTTCAGTAGACATCTTATCCATCTCTCTATATGCTTCACGCTTAACTTTATTGAACTTATTCTGTTCTTCTGCTTCACTATCCTTATTAATCATAACATAATCAGTGCTAGGTTTAATATCGTTAAGACCATTAGCTACTCTTTTATGTTTCTTAAGGAATAGGTATTTTAATTCATCCTCAGGTCTATTAGTATCCAATATCAAATCCTTTTTGCCAATCTTAATAGCAAAAGTATCCCAGAATGTACTATTGGGAGATAACTACCCCTCAGGATAACCAATTTCTTTTTCTAATCTGGTCGCATCTTCTGCAGATAAACCAGTATATAAATTACCAGATCTAGTCAAGTAAGTGCTTACATAATCAAAACATGTAGGCCATTTAGTAATCCCAGTCCAGGGATTAGTTTTAATTATTCTAACGATTACTTCCATAATATAAAATATTAGATTATCAAGTTAGTAGGGGCCCTAAGGCCCCATCATTTATTAACCACAAGTTAGCTATTACTCAGCATCCATGATTAGTTCCCCACACGCACGTGGATCCCTTAACATTATGCCCATTTCTCCAAGGAAGAATACAGTGTAACCATCCTTACCATTAGATCTCAGAGTATTAATAGACTTACCATAACCAGACGGAAGAACTGCACCACCAGTAGTCCAAGTTACGAATTCACGATCCTTACGAACTACCTTAACGATGTTAGCTTCCCCATCACGTCTACCCAGATCCAGGAACGTCATACGATATGATTCCAGCGGTTTCAGAGTAACCGGATGCAACTTACGATTGTAAGTAATATCGTCGTACAGCGGGAAATACTTCAGAGTCAACTCGATACCATTAGTCATCTTGTAAGTCTTGAACTGACCACCGAAAGTAAGACTATCACCAGAACCAGTTACAAATACAGTATCAATAAGGTTCATGTTAACTACCTTTTCCTTCAGAATTCTATCGAATTCACGGATACCCATTTCACCAGTCAATGCAACAAACTTACGTTCGTTAGTACCAAGTACATTGTAAGACAGGTCAAACAGGAAGTCTTCTAGCAATTCTGCAGTAAGATGAGTATAGTAACGTCTGTTAGACGGAGCAATCTGTTCCAACAGACCAGCACCAATAAATACTGGACGACCGTTGGTACCCTTCAGGTTGCAAGAACCATCCTTGTTAACATTAGTCTTCGCATAAACAAGCATACGCTCACATCTCTTATACCATTCACGCAGAGCTACCCATTCCTGATAATCAGCCCACAAGTAAGACTTCTTACCAGTCTTAGGATCCTGTAAAGCAATTGCCATTACTGTAGAATAAGCTGAACCAGTAATATCATAGTTGATACGAATTGTAGTAAGATAATTACGCATCTTGAAATGAGTATTATAGTTCAGGATATCACCTTCTTCACTGTATTCTTCAACAGCAGAAGCCAGACGAGATACTTGACAACCCGGTTTCAAGAGTTCTGCGGGGATATAAGAAGTAGGCTGACCATCAGCTACAAAACAAGTATATACCCACAAGTTACCGTCCTGATACGGAGCACCTGCTACACGTACTTGGAATTCCTTATCATCAAATTCCAATATAGCAGTAGGACCAAACCAGTTATCTTCTAACCACAGCATGATAGGTGTATTGCCAAGACCTGCAGTTGAATCATCTGTAATATCTGCGCCATTCCATTTTGCATCTCTAATTGTAACTGCTCTATCGGCATCAATCATTACATTCCACTCCCAGCTCGGTTGATCAATGGTCATTACGTTACCAAGACCACCAGTAAGCATATCCAAAGAAGTGTTGTAACCATTATCTTTGGTACCGAATACATAGGACAACACAGTAGCAACCTGATACGGATTCTATTGTGATGCTGCAGAAATCTTAGTGGTATCAATCAAATCACTGAACCACTTACCTTTATACAGTACCAAATTATTCAGAATATTATTATCCATAAAATACTAGTAAATTAATTTTTAGTTATTATTAATTAGCACGCAATCTTCGTGCGAAGGAATTCCACATAGACTCGGTGCTAGTGTTATCCTGTTTATTAGTCTTTCTACTTACTCCTGCCCTATTAAGGCTATTTTTGAACTTGTTAATAGCAGCATTTTGACCTTTTACTTCAGCAGCTTTTACAAGTGTATCTCCTTTCATAGTGAAGTAGGCAGACTCAATTAAATTTTTTACGCTCTTAGACCAATCTTTTTGAAATTTGGTCATACCATCAGAGGTAGGTTTGAATATATATTCCAACAGTATTTGTTTATCCTTTTCTGGAATTTTAACACCGCGGATATTATCCATGCCCTTTATTTCGTTGACAACGGTATCAAAGTACTCCTGTTGACGTTGAGCTGCGAGCTTAGCGGCATTTTCTTGGTCTTTCAATAGCTGTTGTTTCTTATTCTCTCTTATGTCCTTAAGGGCTTCAGCAGCATCTTGAGACTCATCTTCAAGAATACCAGCTTCCTCGTATTTAGTAAGTTTCTTTTCAATCTATTTAGCATTAAAACCCTTTTCTTTAAGGAATTCTTTCAATACTAACTTCTGATTACTTTCATCTTCGAGATCGATATCATCAAGATCAATTTCATTATCAATTGAGAAATAATCTCTCAAATTACCACCATTCTTAACAAACTTATCAAGTTGCTCAACTTCTTCACTAGCGTATTGTGGTACTGAGTTTTCCTCAATTACATCATTAAAGTAATCAATTAAATCTTCTACAGTCTTAGGTTTATCATCATCCTCAATGTCATCCCAACCTAATTTTTCAGATAAAGAGTCAAAGAAACCTGTTACTATGGTAGTTTCATCAGCAGACTCTTCTGGTTCTTCTTCCTCAACTTCAGGTTCTTCTACTTCTTCTTTTGTAGTAGTCTTAGGTTTAGCCTTGGGTTTAGATTTTACTTCTTTATCTTCTTCCTCAGGTTCTTCCTTTTCCTCAGTTTCAGTTTTAGTATTCTTACGAATATTATCTAATTCTTCTTCACTGAGTTCTTCTCCTACTCCTTCAAGATCAATTTTTGTTTCTTCCTCTTCCTCACTAGTAGGAGGAGTAATAGGTTTATTCTTTACACTTGCTCCTGGCATGAGATCTTCAAATACCTCAAAACCGTTCAATGTTATATTATCCATAATTATATATAATTAGATTTATTATTTTTTCTTTCTTCCTTTATGTTTCCATTTTTTCGCATTCTGAGCAAAGATAGCCCTCTTACGTGTCAATGGATTTTTACTATGAGTAAGTTCTTCTGTAGTTTTACCAGTTCTTTTCTTTAAGGCATTAAACTTACCTCTATTCTTCTTCTTTATGTGAATACCACCATACTTATATGAAGGTATAGGGTATTCCGGCATGATACCTGTATAATCTATTAGATCACTCATCTTTGTTATTATTAAAGTAAGCATTAGCTCCTAATGCAGTAGTACCAAGCAACGGAATAGTGTTAAACCATTTAGTATACGCATTAATATTCTTATGCTGTTTAAACATCTTCTTTATAGGATCACTATCAGACATTTTATCTAGATACTTCTTAAGTAGAGCAGACGATACTGGTTCATCTAAATTCTATACATCTGCATTCTATTTGAGCATGGTTCTTAGCTAATTCATATAAGCTTTCTATTCTGTACCTTTTCTATAATAACTGGTAGCATCTGTCTATTTTAATGAATTCTCTAGCTGTTTTAACATGTTATTGTTAATAGTTGTATTTGCATTTCTACTAATTATATAATCAGTATAATGATTCATCTCATGATTAGCTAATTGCATAGGATCTCTATACATTCCTGTATTTACCCATAAATCAAACTCATTAGGTTCTGCTCCTACTCCGGTCTTATTAAATCGTTCTTCTGCAAATGGTTTAGCCTATAATCTTCCAGAAGCTACCATATCTTTGGGTTGAACTTCAGGTAAATCAAAGTACCTATGTTGATACAAATCATCAAGCAGATCATAAGTTTCACTATAATTAGTACCGAATATTTTATCTGCCTATTCAGCTCTATTGCGGTAAGGTATCGTATTAATATCTTCTAGAACTCTATTTCTAGAATTAGCTATATCTGATAAATAATCTCTTTTCTTACTAATATTACCCAGAGCCTAATTTATTAAACTTTGTTCAGTTCTATTTACAGTAGGAATGTATCTAGCAGCAGCTTTTACATTTCTTAAACCACTAGGAACAAAAGGTAATACTGTAAGAGCGGCTAGTCCAGCACTCAACCAATCTCTATTCTTTACAGCATTATAAGTATCTCTAGCTGATATAGCATCGCCAATAGGAGTCATATTAGCAGCATCTTCTAGACTAAATACAGGTTTTAAACCTTCTTCTAAAGGTCTACCACTACTACTTCTACCTGTAGCTTGATAGAATCTTTCCTTCTCAGGATCACCTGTCTGACCACCTTCAGCAAATGCTTCTACTTTCCAATCCCAATAGCCTTTACCGGGATTATTCTCCCGGTAAGACTTTAGGTTCTGCATTCTCTGTTTAAATGCTCGTTTATCCATATATAAAATCTGTAAAATTTCTTTTACCTAAGAATTGTTGCCCATTCATGTAAATCTCAGCTTCTTGAGAAGATTCAGATATGCAAATAGTAATTATATCTTTTTTAAATATTCTAGTATCCAAAGGAGTACCTATAAAGAACATTACATACTATTGTACTTCATCTTCATCCTACTCTACGAATCCGTTATCTAATAGTCTCTATATAAACAATTCAATTCTTTCTTTAATAGTAGGTTCTCGTTCCATAACTATCATTTCTTTCCGCCTTTGCCCTTCTTAGAGCTACCAGACTTTTTACCTCCACATGCCATAATTAATCTCTCCTATTATTTAATTGTTTTAAGATACTGTTTCCAATTCTTTTTATTAGCCTTATAAGTCTTCTTTCTGTCTTTAATCTTGTACTTATCAAGATCTTCAGGCTTACGTGTTTTCAGATAGTCAAAGTTATCGTCATTAGCGTAAGCTTCCATCTCATAAGGAATGGTATAGTAAGCACTAGATGCAGGGTAGATAATTGGATTACCTTTAATCCATTCCCACACATAGGACCAATAATAACTTATCCATCTCTTTTTATCTTTAGCTTCATAGAGATGAATATTTTCATGATTCCAAGTAGTAGGCTTAATCTGAGATTCAGGTTTTCTACTTAACAAGTAACCACACCAGCTCATTGCAGAATAACCACTAAATGGATAATGATCCATATGCTTATACTCTACTTTATCTGCTTTTACTTTAGTAAATAGTTGTTTAACTATCCACCATGTTTCTTTAAACCAATTCATAATTATTTACTCTTTTTAGCTTCTGCGTTTGTCTTATTCTTAAGTGCTGTCTTAGCTTTTAATCTTTCTCTCTCCATTGCTGCTTTATCTTTAGCTGCTTGCAACTTCATTTCGTGATCCATTCTTTCTCTTTCAAGCTGATTTTTCTTATCTTCTATCTCTTTCTTCATCTTCTGCTCTCTAATCTTAGCATTGAATTCAAATTGTTTAGAAGCTTCATCAGATGCTTGCTTACGTTCAGCTAAAGCTTGTTGAGCTATCTCTACTGGATCTGGAATTCCATTACCGTCTTGATCCATATTCTCAGCACCTCTATAGGCATTAAGTTGAGCTACAGTAATCTTAGTAGCATTATCTTGATCTATCTTATATTTCTCAAGATCCATTTCTGCTTCTTTAATCATAAGCTCCTCTTCCTTAATCTCATTTTGCATCTGAATAGCTTGCTGTTCACGTTCTGCTTGAGCTTGTTCCATAGCTTGTTGTTGCTCCATACGTTTTTGCTCAATTTCCTCTAATCTAGACTTAATCATACTAATATTATCCATAGTAATGATTTCAGCTATATCAAGTAAGCTAGCTCCGTTCTGCATAGCAGGTTGCATTAACTGCTTAAGTGTTTCTATATACTGTTGATTCTTAGTAGTATCTTCTATAAAGATATCAAAATCCTCATAAAGCATATCATCTGATAGCGTTAAGAATGCTCTAGTAGCATCATCTAATATATATTGTAGATGAGTTTTACTACTATCTTTCCAAGCCCATCTAGCAGTATTAAGTAGCATAGTTAAGCATTCTCTCTTTACCTAATTGTGTGTCCAGAACCAAGGTTCAGTAATATGAGCTGATTGTACTACAGAACGCTCTACATTACCTACTAATTCATTAGATGAAATAGACCCTTCTCTTTGCTTACTAACTCCAGATATCTCAGATAGCATACTTTCAATCTTATCCATAAGATTAATATACTAATCTATAGTATTAGCCATAGTAAGGTCAAGAGCTGTAATCTAGTTAAACTGACTAGGTTTACCTCCTTCTCTACCAGGTATATCCCATCCTTCTTCATATGGATTAATAAAGTTTACACCAAGAGCAGATAAGTAATGCATCCATTTAGATACATCTATATTCATAGATTTTGGTATCTAAGTAATGTCCATATTTACTACTTTACCTTTATCTCTAGCCATAGCAAGCTCAAGTCTATACCATAGTACAATATACATATACTGCAATGGTTTCATCATACTTACTAAACTACGAGGTCTACTGTTTGTATTATTATATACTACTCCAGTATAAGGCAATCTTTGAGAGTTAGGATTATCAGCTGAAGTATATTGATATTCTAATGGTTGTATTCCTATATATAAGTCTTCACCAGCTCTATATCCCTCCCATACTTCAGTAATCCATTTCCATTCTACATTGAGTTCCATTCCTGTCTCTTTATAGCTCTCATCTACTTGATATTCTTTAGGCTCGCCTAATTCAGGATCAATTATGGTAACAAAACCTATTTTCTTAAACGATTTCCAGCAACAATGCCATACTTTCACACTATTAGTACTATCAAATGGATTACTACTGAATCCGTTAATAGTATGTGTTTTAATATGAGTATAGTCTAAAGATGTCTTTCTTACTTCAGGATTTATACCTCCTTTAGAAGCTTGATCCATCATATCTAACAACTAATTTAGCTGTTTCTCAGACATCTTATCGTATAATCTATCATATAGTTCAGTTACAGACATATTCATTTCATAACAACACCATTCTGCGTCATGAATGAATTCTAAGTCGGACGTTTCAGTATCATAATCAAAGTAGATAGGATTAACACGTTCGAGGCACGGTTCTCCATTCAGTATACCTACATAGTATATCTCTTCACCACCAACTAAAGCATCCTTCCAACCTTTAAAGAATTCATGAGTAATGTTTAACTTATTTTTTAAGTAATTAAGACTGTGATATGCAGTTACTTCTGCTATATCTTTATAGTCTTTACTCATGTATTTTTGTATCTACTAAGGAGTCATTATCTCACCATTCTGTAAAGCTTCCTAGTATCTAGCTTGTTCTTCAGGACCTAATTTACTCATTATAGTAGCCTGAATGTAATCTATTAAAAGCTATTTAGCTCTATCCTACATTTCACTAGCAGCTATATCACTTGTACGTACTACTCTGAAGTTGAATGGTCTTTTAGTTTCTTCTCCCAACAGTAAGTCTATTTTAGGCTTAATTATATTATAATCCTAAGCCATTGCAGGAAAACCATCCTGCTGTTTAAAAGGATTAGTAACATATTTCAGATCTTTTTCATTGTATATACTATTATAAAGATCATAGTATGTTTGCATCTCCTCTCTGCGAGTTCTGTTATTACCATTTCTAGAACCTCCTAAACTACGACCTATAACATAGTCTATACAACTTTCTTGCCAGTCTTTTGTCTTCTTAGACATAGGAAGTTTCTGTATTGGCATTTGATTAATATTATTCATAATTAAAACATATATGCTTCGATATTATCTATAGCTTCGTCGTCACGAAACCATTCTTGAGTAAATATAGGGCCTTCAAACAGTACCCTATTTCTATTCTCTTTTTTAATCTCTTTTACTTTAACATTATATAGCTATTCTCTATATATCATTACTTGGGTCAACGCCATTACACGGTCTACGTTAACTACATCGTTTGCAGCTATAAGTTCCTCTAATAGCGGTTCCGACATAATATTGTATAAGTTCTTCTTGCCATCTGCATTAATATCGTTTAGCCAATCCTTTATTAGACCCCAACCCCATTGCTTAATTTGCTTATTCATGTGGCAGCCCTTCTTTCTATTTACTTTAGAATTACTTACTATATCGTTGATTATATCTGGTTGATCAGCAAGTAAATAGTCACAATGTTTGTTAGTAAAGTATACAAATATACCTTTGTTTTGATTCTCATACATTGCTCTAGCATTATAGTATATAAGCAATTTACGTACATTTTCATAGAAATCTTCTGCTGACTTAGGTCTACCTGTATACTCTGCTACTATTATATCTGAATACTATTCTATAGACTATACTCTCTTATATATAAAACAAGAACCTAATGATGTAGTACTCGATTCATCATAATCATATGAGTCTATACCTGCAATATACAAACCAGCGCTAGCATCCTTATTAGGATGCTCCCATATTACTATAGAACCGGTAGGATCATCTCCCATTAATGCTCCAGTAACTTCATCCCTTTTAGTTCTTAATGGATAATGGGTTATATCTCCTGTCTTCTTAATAACCCATTTAAGACTGCCATCAGACTGCCACACTAAATCACCTACTTGCTTATGATTCTATAGTTTTTTATTAGTTCTGAGTAATGATAACTACTCTTGTAATTCCTTCTTAGGAAATATGTTACCATTAAACTCTAGCATAGCTTCTGCGGGAGTAATAGGTCTTTCTGCAACGTATCTATCAACCGCTGCGTTATTAGTAGCATTAGTTATTACTACTTGCCTTTCTGCTAATATGTGTTCTAAAGACTTCTTACGGTATGTATTACCGTCCTCATCCATATATATACGTTTACCATTTTCATCACGTATATCTAAGTTAGTATATTGAGGTACAAAGAAACCGCATTTATTAGTAGTAGCAGACTCATCCCATATGTTGTCAAACCCTAAACAATTATATCCATCAGGGTTATAGAACATATCCTTCATAGTCTCAAATGCAGAGCCTTCATCACCACCAGTACCCCATACTATCATAGTACCAAAGGCTATACCATCTACCTCTACAGAAGGTCTAGCGATTTGCCATGCTGCTCCTAATTCAGAGAAAGAACCACCTTCCTCAAACATAATAAGATTAGCTTTCTTACCACGTACTACATCAGGATTATCTTTCAAAGTAACCCCTATAATCTCTGACTTATAACCTAATTCTATAATATTACCGTAGTCATCCTTAGTATAGAATCCTGCACGTCTACGCATCTAAGTGTTAACTGATCTCTTCTTACCCCACGCAGTATTCTTATCTATAAAGTCCATATAATCCCAAGCTTTAGTAAGAATACCATCATCTGTCAAATACTATTTATTTGATGCATATATGAAGGTTTTAGAGTATGGTATTAGATAGAAATTACGGCATGCCATAGAACCACCTTTGTATGAAAAACCTTTACGTCTAGACTTAAGTAAACACAGATGCTTGCCCTACTCTTGGGCTTCTTGTACGGCATTAAAATAGTAATAGTCATAGTCCCAGAAGTCGGGGAAAGTTACCTCATTAACACGTTTTACTTTAGTATTACCTAATTCATCTGTAGTAATATGATTGACTATACGAGATATAGGACAATAGTTTAAATAAAAATAGTTATACCCGCTAATGAAATCTCCATCATCAGCTGTATAACCATCTACACATCTTTTACTTTCCTCATCCCAGAACTTAAAATATTCTGAAGTAGATTCAGGAAAATTACAATAACTACCAGTATTAATAAAATTTAACGCAGCCTAACGAAATTTGTTTGAATTTATAATTTTCTTATTAAAATCTACCATCTTTTAACTCTTCAATACTTAAATTATAATAATGTAATTTTCTGTGGCAATTAGAACATAATACTACACATTTATCTATTTCTTCTCTTATAGCTTTATAAGAATTACTTTGCATCCATGACACTTGTGTTGTCTTATTACCCAAATGATGAAAGTCTAAACAAGCTACATCTTTCTCGCCACATATACAACATCCTACAGTTTTAAAACTAGTAGCAAAGTTATATTTCTTTAATCTCTTATTTCTAGAACATTTTTTGCATTGTCTTATTCTATGCGGATTTGTATTATTATATACATCTTTACTGTCTATTATAGTATTGCATGAATTACAATAATATTTATTATTTTTTGTTAAATATTTATCAAATTCAGTTTTTATAGTTATATTGTCATAAGAACAATTACTCGTATTTCCATCTATATATAAGCAGTTTTCTTTTAAAGCAGAATCTCCATATTTTTGATACGCTTGTAATTTAGACACATAAACTGTTTTTCCATTACTTAAGTAAAAAACTAGTAAATTCCTCCCGTTTTTCTTTTTTCTATATTTTACTATGTAATTTATAGGTACTCCACCTAGATATAGTTCTCCGGATTTATTTACACGATAACCTAAATTATATGCTAATATCGTTTCATTCATATATTTTAAAACAGTTTATAATATTTAAAAGGGGCGCGTTTCACAACGAACCCCTTTTTCTTACTTTATTAATCTTGAATTTTAGTAGAGGAGATTTCCAGTGGCTGCAACCTAGTTTCTTGAGCTAGGGTTTTATACGCCTTATATTTAGTACTCCCCACCTGGGCTAACATTACCCCAGACTACCTGTTCACGATAACTACCTATCCAACAAGTTTCCTTCTGCTATTATAGTTTCAAAGGACTAGTATTTTTTTAACGGTAAGTAGAGGGTCATTCTTATCATCTTTCAGAAGTTCGGATACTACCCACAGCTACTGCAAACTTACCGTTATTGGTAGCCCCACTACGACTCGAACGCAGACTAAGAGGGTTAGAGCCTCCTGTGCTAACCATTACACCATAGGGCAATAACACGTGGATATTCTTACCCTCCACGTAAGGGTTCTGATGGTTTAGAACCAAGATTTAATTCTCTGCCATAATGACTTCTTTCCAGGTTTGTTCAAATATTCAGAAGCTTCTTCAATCTGTCTAAACACTTCTTCTGTATCCTTAGTCAAATCTATAGTAATCGTAAATTTCTTATTCATAATAAAATATTCATTTATACACTATAACGTGTTGTTAATATTTAGTTATATTTTAATGTATTATTTCGCCAACTCATATGGATTTACTTTAGCGTCTCCTTTAACTTTACCTATAGCTAATTCTTCAGCTTTAACCATTGTTTCTAGCGAATCAATACTCTTAAGTACTCCACCAACAGAAGTCATACCAGCTAGTAAGTCCTTAATCTTCTTTTCATCTAAAGTATCGTCTAATGATTCTTTATAGTATTTACTTACACTATCTAACTTTAGACGCATATTGTTTAACATTTGTAGAGCTCTAGTATTAAGTAAGGTTTTATATTCATCTTCACAAATCAATTCTTCTGCAGTCAATTTGTAATTCTCATCATCGAATATTTCCTTTTTCAGTTTAAGTTCCCTACTGTCTTCATCCATACTTTGTACATAAGGACTATCCCATTTATTCATAAGTACAATGTAACTTATTACTTTAGTAGCATGCTCCTTATCAGGTTTATCTGCATCCCACACTCTTCTAAAGCATGGGATGCCTATAGCATCTGGGTGTATTTTTACTTTACCTCCAATAAGATCAAATAGTTTCATTTGTAAGAACTTGTTTGTTATCTTCTTTGCTCCATCTTATAAGATCGTCTTTAGCAAAATCATCAGAACAGACTATTGGCTTTAGTGTCCACTTACTGCTTATAGTATCATACTTACTTAATATAAGTATAACATCCCCTAGTTTATAGTCTATTACTTCCTCTTCTGTTATTATTTGACCATCCTACTATGCTATATATATAGTTCTACATTCAAAGTTGTCAGATACATTTTTAATACTATTGGTATCTACTTTATATAAAGTAGCATTACCGTATTGGTCTATCAATAATTTATCCATATTAGTAACCACACGTTACAGTTTCACAATCACAACCCGTATCACAGGAAGCAGCTTTCTTTTCCGCTTCTTCTTGCCTCTTTTCTAGCAATCTATTATAGTGATTCTTCACTTCATCATTTTCAACAAAGATATATTCTCTGTCATCGTCTTTATCTATAGGATACATTTTTAATACCATAGTGCCTTTAGTAACATTCCTTCTACATTTAGAACCATCTTTCTTTGTATATACCCACTCTCCATCTTCAGGAGCATACCATATATAATCTACGTAAAAATGATCCAGTAAGCTAATATTTTCTGCTTCTTTATCATAACTAATAATAGTACCTCTATCTACTGAACAAATATACTTAACCATAATAATCAATCAATTAAATAACCTAAATAATATTCTTTCTATAATCTCGCTATAATTTCCTTAGCACGTCTCATTGGCACGTTCGGATTCACGTAATTGGGTTTCATCTGGTAACTCTATATTATCTACTAAAACTTCTCTATCTCCTCCTGTATGCTCTACTTTTTTATATTCTTCATACTTCTTAAATAGCATGTCACACATTGCATTTACCTGATCAGCTCTACTAGGTTCTGCATTATTCTTCCCATTATCTACTATAGTAGTAGTAATACTGTCGATTACATCATTAGTGAAATCTTCATAAGTAATTACGCCTTCATTAATTAATTCATCTACTTTGTTATACAGGCGTTTCATTTCCTTACTAAATGAACTATAGAGTGGTTTATTGTTTTCCACTTCTAATTTCCACATCATTTTACTTTCTTCAATTGTCATATTCTTTGTTTTTTAACTCATTACAGATAGTATTACTTATATTTCCTGCAGCCCATCCTACTAAATAGGCATACGCTTCATTGCCGTCTTTAAAGTCTTGCGTATATAAACCTAATTGTTCACAAAAGTAATCTGCAACATGTACTGCCTCATGAGGAATCATATCTGGAGTAATATCTTCTGTACTAGTAACAGCTATCACTATCACACCGTATTTATTATCACTCTTACGTATTACTTTACAAGTAACCATTCCTCCATCATATTTATCTATTTCTTGTAATAACTTATTGTATTCACTTCCATCATTATTACCGTATACATCAAGAAATATAAAATATTTATCCAAATCCTCAATATTAGTACTTACAAATAATAGTCTAGGATATATTTCAGGACTATAAACATCGTACGGTTTCTTTTTCATATCTTTTCTTTAATTTGAATTTACCCAAGTAAGAGAACCTGACAGGCTTTGGATCTAAATCAGATATAACGCTGTTAGTAAATCTAAATGGACTATTACATATTACTTCTATGATAGGGTATGGTATGTTATACTTGTTACTTAATTTAGTATATATACTCACTTGATTCCTCATTTAAATCTATCTTTTTGTAATATTTACATTCTTCTAAAGTAGAAGAATCACTGAATGTATTAGGCCTTACTATATTAATTATAGTCTTAACATCGTCCCAATTTCTATCTTCTATACAATTACCATAGATAGATTGTAGTTTGTATATTTCCTGTTTATTATACTTACGTATGGGAGTATATGCCACAAAGTTATATCTATCTATCGTAAGTAACTCTATACTAGTAGGAATAATCTCAAACTTATTATATGGTAAGTCTCTCTTCTTTAACTTATTCCACAACTTAGTAAATATGTTATATTCCTTCCAACATAATATAGTGCCAGGTCTTACTATTGTTGTTTTAATCTTCATCTTTATTTACTCTTAATATTATAGTAATTTGTACTCTATCGCCGATTATTTCAGGTATAAGCGCCTTATTTACTACAACTTCATCTTCAATCTTACCCTTAACTAGTATACCTTGATTCTTAAACTTAGTTATGTATCTACTGAGATTGTCAGGAGTAATACCTAATACTTTTCTAATATACTTCCTATTTTCAGTAGATATTACATTCTTACTTATGTTAGGGAGCTTAGGAGTGTTAATATCTATTGCTATGAACGTAGCCAGTAACTCTAGCTCCCTATCAGTAAGATCAAGTATACCATTAAGGCTCTTTAAGAATTCTGTATTTAAATCGGCTTTGCTTACGCTTTTTACCAATTTATTCATTTGTTAACGTATCCTTAATTTTATTTAAAACCTTATTTAAGTTATAATACACAGTCTCAGCTTCTAACTTAACACAAGGTCGTATTTCACCTTTATTTGCTTTTTCATTAGTCTCTTTTAAGTTACTTTCGTATTTCTTAAGTAAGTCATCAATGAGCTCTAAAGTAGCATCTACATTATACTTACTTTCATCGTCAATACTTAAAAGATAACCTTCTTCACATAAGTAATCTGCAGTATCATAATCTAAAGACATCATTCTAGTGTAATTATCTTCAGCAATGTTAAATGATACTAAACCTGTTTCATCCTCTGCTAATACATCACCTTTCTTAGCAGAACCAAATTCCTTAATTACTTTGTAGCTCATAATATTTATTTTAAATGTTTATGTATCTATAAACGGTAGATTAAATAAATGTTAAAATCTGTTAACATTTATTAACATTTATTATCTATATAATAAAAAACCCTGACTAACGCCAGGGTTCATTCTAACAATGAGTTATAATTTTTAAATCATGTTTGATACAGCAATTATATCATATGGTTTGACTAATTGACTATCCTTAAACAAATCAAAGTCCTTAGCAAACTTTTTATTATAAACAATAGTATCTCCTACTTTATATTCACATTCTGTTAAGCATGTGGGAATCTTCAATACTACACCTGTTGAATATTCAGATTCTACTTCCTTAGTTTCAGTTTGTGTATCATATTTATTGAAACCATCTTCATCAACTTCACCCGTAGGAATCTGTTCTGTTATCTCTTTAGTAACCATGACTGGTTCCAAAGGCTTAACTAACACATCCTTCAACATTGTATACTTAATTCCATTTACTACTGTTTCTAGTACTTTATCTTCCATAATATTCTATATTTTAATACTTAAATAACGTATTATTTCTTATTTTGTTTCTCTAATATTAATATATTTCCGCCATTAGAACAACAATAACGTCTAGCTAAAGTAGGACAGTTTCTATTTAAGAAGTAACAGCCATCACAACTACCTATTGGATTAGACTCTACTATAAACTATTTATTATCTATTGTTACTGGTATTCTATCTTTTACTATCTTTGCTAATTCCTAATCATTTAATGTCATAGTCCTTTCCTTTTCCGTGTTTATCTAAGTAAAGCATAGCTATTGCATTCCAAGCTACAGCAGCTAAGTGGTTTACTTTAGTTTCATCATCAACTTTATTACCTTTCTCATACTCAAGTAAATGTCTTAACATGGCAGCTTTATAACGTTGGTAACCATTCTCTAAGTTCTGCCAATTGTTATCACCATACTTAATAGAACCAGCAGTATAAAGCTTTACTATGTCTTCAATCTCTTCTAAAGGTAATAAATCCCAACGTAGCTTACCGTCTTGGTAATCATTTTTCTTCCCCTCTTTCATAAGATATATAGACCTGTTTATCACCAAAATTCTTTAATATGTTACTATCTATACCTATTATAGTAGCTTCATTATTTAAACAAGTTTTATACTTTAATACTAAAGTATTAGGAATATCATTAAATAGGTCTGTTATAATAACAGAATCTATATACAGCTTTACATTAGTTATATTTATCTGAGTATTATAAATATCATCTATACTATTGTCAATATCATTTATCGTAATTTTATTCATTGCTTATCTCTTTTAAGTATAAATCCTTGGGTACACAATGAAGTAATCCTAGAAGGGCAATAACAATTGTATAAATCACATCCTTGACACATACCTTTTACTTCATTCTCTACTAGAGTATAAGGTTTATTACCAAAATATACTTTCTTACCTAAGTAAGCTACTTCTCTAACTTGTTTCTGTTTCATAGTAATTATATTTGTGATTATCTAAAGTAGGAGTAATTAATATTATATCACTTTACTTAACTAGACACTGTTATTACTTTACCCCCTCTTACTCCCCATATAACGTCTAATATACTGTCTTAGTTACTATTTCTTTAACATTTATTAACATTATTTATAGTTATTTAACGCTATTAAGTTCAATGTTTTTAACATTCATTAACGATTTTAACTCATCAGCTAACTTCTTAGCATCTGGATGAGCTGCACCACTACAACGTAACCCAAAGAAATGTTCCCAGTCACTTTCAAAACCTGTCATTACTAACTCTGTCTTAGTTGCATTAGGGAGTATTGCTCTTGCTTCTTGAGGTTTTAATCCTTTATTTATTAGTAGTCTGTATTGCATTCCTGCATTGTTCAAACACCATAAAAAGTTATCTGCTACACCATTATCTGAAGGTAACTGGATCTTCATATTATCAATATCACACCAATCTCCATCCCAGTAAGTATAATCACCTGTAGGTATATCTAACCATGTAGGCTTAATAAAAGTAAGTTCATTTCCAAATTTATCCTTACTGTAGTTACAATATCTTTGAGACTCCTGTGCAAAGCTGAATACTCTGTGTCTAACAAACTCATGACTTACTCCTCTATCACATATAAATTTGGCTGTAATGCGCTTTTCGTGATGTTCTGTAGGTTCTACTTGATACTGCAAATCATCTAATCTATTATTCTCTACTATTACTCGTAGATTGGTTGTCACGTATATTGAATTTCCATGTTTACGCACTCTCGTATATTTCTTGTGATTACCATCTGACCAATATAGTCTAGCTGGCGGAAGATGCCCATCTTCTGTTTTATCTATCTTTAAGTAAATAGTACCATGCTCTAACATAGCTCCATGACCAAGCTTAATCATACGATCTACAAACTCTTTAGCACTGTTCTCTGTTATCTTATCTTCAGACTTATAACAAGTTCTACCTGCTAATTCTATCATCTTATAAGGATCTTTCTCCTCAATAATCTGTACACTAGACTCTATTAATTTCATATTAGTTTAAAATTTCTATAGCTGTTATTTTTACTTGGCACATATATGTATGCCCTTCATATTCTTGTAGTCCTCGTTGCACCATATAGTACCGATCATCTACTTTTACTATTTCAGACCATCCGTCATCTGCAGGACCTATATACGTAGATCTATTATACATTTCTGCAGATTTATCAAATGGAATAGTATTACCTATTATCTCGTATTCTATATTCATATTACTAATAACGCAAATATTAAGAATAATTACAGATATTTAACATAAATTAAACATATTTTAAAAATAAAATATAAAAAATATTTTATAAAATTTTTTGAGAGAGGTGGTGCGTGTGAAGATGTGTCACATCAAGATCCCCCGGCCTACTTCGCGCGGGGACAAGCCCCGTGCTTGTTGTTTAATTTAAAAATCGTGTACTATGGCTAGATACAACGAAATTGAAATTGGCAGAAGAGCCAATTATACGATTGCTGCTGTTGAGCAATCAGAGGATGGATCATATTGGATGATCAGTGTAAAGAACTCAAGTGGAGTACTTGAGTTTAACAGACTCTTCATCAGAGATGAAGAATTTGTAACCGAACACGAGGTCGGTAGTACTATTGAATTAGTCCCTTGGACTATGCCAATAATACCCATTAAGCGGCCAAACCGCAATGGGGAGATTAGAACCTTAAGGTCCATTAGTGGCCTCGCATTTAGCGAGACTGAAGCACAATCCGCTGCTTTGCGGAATATGCAGAATCTCTACGACCAAGCCGTAGAAATAGCTAATAGCGAGGAAACTCGCAGATTAGCAAAGAAGAACATGCTCTTTGTCGACTTTGTCGGCAGAGACGAGTTTGTTAAATTACTTGAGGAAGGTGCAGAATAAGCACCTTCTTTCATGTACTTCTTTGAAAACTAGCGAAAGCTAACGATTTTTAATATATAGCGATTATTAAAACAAGAGAATAGCATAGCAAAAATAATGCGCCTGTTCTATAAACTCTATGACATAGGAGTATAAACTAAACTTGGTTAATCACTAGGAGTGTCTACGTGTTGACAGCCTGGAAAGACAGGCAATTTAAAAAACTCAATAACTTCGGAGTAGCGTAAGCTACGGAGTTGTGTAACAATCCCAAGACATTGAGGGCACCAGTTTCTTAGTTATCTGTCCTTGTCAGACAGATGTAATAGATTGCAGTTGCATGCAAGATTCTAAGTTTTAGGTGTAAAATGCAATTTAATCATTAACTAAATAAATAATCATATGGATAGAGACACAGAATTAGGTATGTTATCAGTAATAATCACAATGATAGTATTATATCTATCTATATGGTTATTTAACTAAATTATTACGAAAATGAACAGCAAAGCTGAATTTTTTAGATTAGCAGGTAGTACTGTAGTCATAGAATATAAGGATAAAAGTGTTATTACATCTATAAAGATAATCGAATTTGGAGAGAAAACAACTAAATTCATATTATTAAATGGTGATGAAGTAACTATAGACAATAATCAAAAACTCACTCGTAATAGTGAAGGATATGTTATAATTAAAGCACACAATGAACAGTCTAATCAGTAAATTATTAGGAACAGCAGTAGGAGTAAAAATAGGGAATAATACTATTATAGGCTTATTAGTAGGTGTAGCATGGGATGAAGATTTACAAATATCAGAGTTATCATTATCTCCTTCAGAGAATAATGTAAATACTTATCTCATTGACACATATGTTATGCCCTATTTTGACGAATACCTAAATGTAGTAGTATATACTGCATTATAATATTAATGCAGATTTATTTCGCAAAGTAATTATTCTATGAAATGCAAATTATCCTCATATGTTGTGAAACATAATTTAACCACGTTAAAGTATAATAATATAAGTTAGGTATGCCCTTATAAAGACTTAGGTAGCGCTAAGGACTATGTTATTATACTTCTCTTCTTAATGCAGCCGAGTGCCGGTGACAAGCCCGACAGAATGCAGAGTCAAGAAAAACATAATCCTATTTACTATGCACAAGTAAAGACCGATTATGAATCCACGTGGTAGATGCAGTTGTAGGTTCCAACTGGTGCACATCTTTTAGAGACAGTAACCAAGCTCGAAGTAAGCAGAGTGAATACAGGAGCTATACCTCGATAGGCTTAATGAGGTGCTTAACAGTCTGACACTAACTGAACAATAAGTGTCCTCAGTTCCGGGTGAGTAAAGTGAATGTGGAATATATCGGACTACAGCCTCGAAGAAAGGTTCCACCAAGTATGTCAAAACTTGAGTAGAAAGTTATACTATAACCAAAAGTATAGCAGACTCAATAGAGTAAGAGAATAGAAACGTGTATATCTACGTAGTTCATAGCATAGCTTATAGTCACACATCGTAACTGATGACTATATTAATGCGCTTACTCTATTATTTTTATTGCATTAACTAACAAATAAATAATATCAAATTATGAAGAAAATAACTTGTATTCAGCAGTATGTAATAGATAGTCTTATTGAAGATGAGATATTATCTACAAACAGTCTATTAGGTGCAGTTTCTAAAGTATGTTCGGAGGAACAGTTTAATAACATACTAGCTATTCTTATCGAAACACCTATTCCTTGTACAGACGTACCTAAATTAGAGCATAAGGAAGACTCAGGAAATAAAACAAACTTAGTAAGAATGAGTATGTTTATACCTGAAGAAACTAACACTACGGCTAAACTAAACATAATAAAAATACTACAAAAACAATTCGACTTTAGTCTTAGCCAAACTAAAGAATATGTAGATAGTTGCATAGGAAAGTATAGTATACTACCCAATACTATTCTACAAACGGAAGTAGATGAAGTTACTAAAAAATTAGAACCTTACAGTGTAATTATATCTACAGCGGGGTTTTATTAATAAGTTAATGCAGTAAATATTACTGCATCTACACTGTGAGAATCAGTGTCAACTTTGTGGGGCTTATATTCAGTTATTCTTTATGTAAAATAGGAGTCATGACCTAATAATATCATAATATAAACTGATATTAGTGCAGAGAAATCAAAGACAATATACATTTTAGTGCGATTGATGTATACGAGTAAAGGTCATGACAAGGTTCATGATTTAAGGGTGTCTTAAACGATAGGTTGAGAGCAACAACGTAAAAGCACAATTGCTAAGTCAGAGGAACCCATCTCTGGCGCTCTTTAAGGTGAGAATCCTTAACAATCCTGTGGGGCTTATATCTCGTGTTTATAGTAGTGGTGTCACGAGTATTAGTGCAGACGTTAAAATCAGGAACAACTACATCATTCCTAACAATATTATCGGTCACAAGTCTAACAACAGTGTGATGTAGCCAAGTTTGTCCGTCCTTAGATTTACAGTATTTGCCATTTGTTTATTTAATCATTGTTCGTTCTTAATCATACAGATTGATTAATTAAGCATAACAATAAGCGTACTGTTGTCAGTATATTTATATGTGAATATAGATATACTGATTGCACTCATTAAGGTAGCCTTCATGTGGCGAGTGTGTTAAGTAGTAGGTCTAAAGAATCTTCCAGTTTGTACCTATGAAAACTAATACCTTTAACCGCCAGCTCACGCGGTATATAAGACAGGATTGCCGGACCCGCAGGTGTAACGAGATAAATACCTGCATTTTTTATTAACCTTAATAATTATCAAGTTGTAAACTTTAATTTAATGCCCAGATGGCGAAATAGGTAGACGCTAAGGTCTTAAACACCTTTGACCATTGGTCATGCGGGTTCGACTCCCGCTCTGGGTACAATTAGTAATTAACATTAAAATCTATTTATGATAAAAGTAATTAAATATTATGAACTAAATCGAATTAGTAGAATATTAGTAATAGCAATAATAACATATATTGTTGGCATTCTAATTAAAAGAGAATACGAAGAGTCCAAAACTGTATATAATTTTGTAGATTTACAAATGAAGTACAAGAATTATATATTAGTCAATAAAGAGAGAAGTATTACTAATGATGAAGAATATAAGTTCACATTACGTAATCCTATTACAAACCAAAATAGTACTGTATATGTAAAGTACTATCTATATCATCACGTATATTTTGTTGGAGATACTATAAAGTAACACTTTAATCAATAAAAGTATGAAAAGAGAAGAAATTAAAACTTACAAAGATGCTTGTAAAGTAATAGGTAGAAAACCTAGAACTTATAAAGATAAGCATTTGAATCTGTATGAACAGCTTAGTACAATTATAGCTGCTCTAAATTTCATTAGTAATGATAATAAATCCTGGACACCTAAGTTCGATTATTGTTACATCTATTCTTGGTTGTGTAGAGAAGATGAACATAATAAATCTGCGGGTTTGTTCGCTTTGCTTTCTAACTATGGGTTGGACGATTCCTATGCGACTGTCGGGACTTCTCTGAAAATAAAAGAGAGAAAGGATGGAAATTATATAATAGAAAACTTTAAAGAACTACTCCAAGATTGGTTTTGGGGAGATTAATTACTAATTTTAAAACATTATCAAAATGGAAAATGAAATGATGGCGAGACCTAAACCGCCAAGAATAATAGTTTGGGTAGTATTAATAACTCTTGCCTTAATAGGCATGATGGGAGCAATAATTTACGCAGAGCGTGAAAACATTGCTAATTTCTTAAATGGTGTGAACCAAGAAGAAGTACAAGAAGATCCTCAAGTTATCATTGAGGAACCTGTAACAACAATACAGGATATTCTCGATATGAGAGAGCAAATGAGGGAAGATAGAAGAGTTGATAGTGTATTTTTAGCTATGCCAAAGGTAGTATTAATTAATATTTTGATGCAACATGGTACATCGTTGTCTATAAAAGACATGATTTACATATATGAATCAAACACATCAACGTATAACACAGTACTATCTGGAGCAAGAGCTCAAAAATATCTTGATGACTCTATACAAACTCATGTTATATCAACGGTTGTAAATGACTCTATTCAAAATTAAAACCAAACCTCCTGTTTTAAATGAATATTAGAGTCTAGTATACTCAGTCTGTGAAGATAGAGTATACGTCCTCAGAAAATGACAAGCATGTGGGGCGTAAGTATATACAGCAGGTTATCGTTTATCCTCATTTATACAGGTTAATTGCGCAACTGTAAAAAACGGGATTGATAGAATAGATGGTATATATGATCGTGCGGACGTTAAAATCATGTACTCCAATAAGATTTAGTTTGACAGCTATTTCTGCTTATGAGTTAAAACTATAGTGAGAGTCATAGTAAGTAACGATTGTGGTCGTTTATCTTTGTCTTATAACAAATGCTATAAACTATGTTGGCACTAACTTAATTAAATCCTGAGTGTCCAGGCGTCATTATTAACAATTTAAATTTTTAGAAACATGAAAAAGATTGGAAAATTTTTATTTGTAGAGCAATGCTTTACAGATACTGAAAAGACAAAACCTTGTATTATTCACATTGATGCTATTGATAATATAGTATGCACTAATCGTAGTAAACTTGGAGAAGTTGTAGTAATAGAAACAGATAATACAAAAATTATCTGCAACGATCCGGATAATTTCTTTACTGAGTTTGAAAACCTAATTTCATCAGAGGAAGAAGAATGGTAGTCAATAAAGTAAAAGAAGGTCGTAAATTAACTGAAATAAAGTTCAGTAACGACCACTATCTTGCAAATCTATTAGCTACTACTAAAGTACTTAGCATATCGTTAGAACGAGCTAAAAAGCTATGTAGAACAGTACCGGGTAAAAGAGTAGAGGTTAATCCACCTATTGAAATTATCAGTAAACTAAATACTGATAAACTATTTGAAGAATTAGAGGAATATGAAATAGAAGTATCTATCAGTATTCCTAGTAAATAACTTATCAAAAGTAAAATATGAAAGCAATTATTATTACATTTAAAGGAGAAATAAAAGATGAACATGCACTAGTAACATCTTTAGCATCAAATATAGCAAATAATACAGATGCTAAGAACGTAGATGTAAGTATCTTATCAGATGAAGATGTGATGAGTGCTATGGTAGCTAAATGTTTAACTCCAACTGATATAGCAGTAGATAGACCATCTAATCCGCAAATACCAGTAATAGAAGACTTCTGTAAGAAGATTGTTGCATCTATTGGTTCACCTGCTCTCAAGACACGAGAGCTATTGAATTCAGAACTATGTAAGTTCTTAGTACAACAGAATCGTGAGGTTATTAGTGTTCCAGTAAGTATTATTGCTAAAGTAAATACTACTTCTGCATATTACGAACATCGTAAGGTACTAAAGGAATACGGTTTATCCGCATTACCTGAGTTATTACGTGATGTTAATCCTATATTTAAATTTTACTAGTATGGCAAAGAAGAATAATGAAGAACCTCCAAAGGAATTTAAAAAGAAGCCAAAACATAAAAAAATGGAGCCCTATAATCGTAAGAAAGCATGGAAATAGATAATAATTGTCCTACACTTGATAATCATATCAACTGTAGTGAATGTACTCATGAGTGTAAACTCAGAATGCAACCAAAGAATAGTAAAGAAGTAGAGGTTCCGCCAGAGCCTCTACTCAATACTATATATTACTAATTTAAATTGTTAGTAAAATGGTGGATTCAGTCAACCTAAAGAACTATTTATAACCAAATCCCTAATGGAAGTTTAGCAGTTGCTAAACTGCTATTCAAGAGTACAACGGACTATACAACGGTCAACCAATTTATTGGTCAGTGATGAAGGAAACGGGTTACCTATGAATAAGAGATACGAATAAATAGGATAGTTCTTTTTAATTATTACTTAAATTTACTAAAAGATATGAGTAAAACAAAAAACAAATTAAAATGTCATACTATATGACTAACGTAATTATTTCTCCTACTTTACATGAGGAGAAAAGATTAGAAGCTATATCATACTTTAGTAGATGTAGCAAAGAAGCAGCACTAAAAATTCATAAAAAGAATAAGTATAAAGATGTCAAATTAAGGCTAAATGTTATAGCAGTAGCTATAATAGAGGCTAAAAAGAGATATTTTAATGACTGTTCTTTTATCAAGATTATATTATAGTGTTAAATAAATTTTATTGTTAAATCAATTAAACTGTATTCAAAATGGCAGAAAAGAAAATGAACATCCTCTTAGAGGAAGTAAATGGAGAAAACATCCAAGATGTAATCGCTAACTCTAGTAAAGTAACTGAAGACATTGCTACCAAGGCAGCTGAGAAGATTGCCGAACGTCGCAAAGAGAAGCTAACTAATGAGTTAGTTGCTATTGTACAGAAATGTGAATTTACAGTATCCTCTGCGGTATTGCAGGTTCGCCGTTCTAATCGTACAAACCAACGTATTAAAACCTACCTGAAGGATTTGTCTGCACTTGCTGAAGATATCAAGAGTGGAAATAAACCTGTGTCCGCATGGGATAAAGAAGCTCGCGAGATGAAGAAGCAGTACGATAAAGACCTTATCGAAATCGGTAAGAGTATTGACGAATCTCAAAAAGAATTGCGCGATATCTTCCCGGATTCCTGGCAGTGGACATACGATGAGTTAGTACCCGGTGTAAATCGTCGCTAACTCAAAACAAACAAAATAAAAGAGGTTCCAAGCTTAGAATCTTTGAATCAATAGCTTAGTATGTGAGTCGGAATCAGTTCTTTTGAACTAACTAGGGCCTGAGGCATACAAGGACCTGAATTAACAGGTCTCATACAGAATTTTTAAATCAGTTATGAGGAACTACCGTGAACTACTGATCATAAGTCTGAGATCGCGACAATAAGATTGTCCTCTAGCAATAGAGAAAAGCCTTAGTCGTGACATCAAGTTTAGGCTGAATAATATGAATCTTTGAATCGTTTAAAGTATCTATACTTTAACTATTATTCGTGTATTATCAAGATCAGTATAAGAGAACTAACCATTCTCAAGACCATAGAGTATATGACTTTGGTCGGTCATATACTCACAATAGAGTAGGTATAATACCGAACTGTAAAAAGAATTGACTGTTAGGTCTATTTATGCCTTCAGGTGACAAGAGTTCGAGTCTCTTCACGTCCACTAAACTAATTTTAAGGGCGTGTATTGGTATTTGAACCGTTGAAACAGAATAGAATAGGTCAATGAGCAGATAACTGGCAATACAAGTTATGTAATGGACTATACTGGTATCGCAGCGTGATAACAGAGTCCAACGGCTAAGCTAATGTCGTAGAAAGCTGGAGCATATCAGGCTAGATCAGACGTAAGGGCTGTGAAGGGTTCGATTCCCTTCAATGCTACAATTAAAAACTAATTAATATGGAAAGTAAAATCAATTATTTAAGAGAAAATTATAAGAGTACTAAAAATTATATAGTTACTTGGGAGCACTCTTATATACCTAAAGAAGACAGGTATATGTATTTCTTATATATACGTTATACTGGATTGAATAGTACTGTATTATTCAAAAGCAGTGTAGATTACACGTATTTAACAACACTATTTGATTTATTTATGAAGGATTTTTAGTTTAATCAATAAATTAATTTGAAATGGGATTAATGAATTTTATTAGACAGAATCTTCCAGAATCATGGGAGAAAGCTGCAACAGAGATGAGAATGAAGACTGAATTAATAACTCGTCTTCATAATGTAGTACCTCGTGCTTATAAGAATAAGTATCACTACAAAGAAGGAATATCTTATATTAGAAGAGTATTCAATACTAAGTGTGACATAATACATTTAGTAGATGCTACTGATATAGATATCGCTAAATGGAATGAATTAAGTAGTAAAATAAAAGAATACGAATATCAATGCGTGTAAGATATTTTGCTTGGTTTGACTCTAAACATGAAAGAACAGAGTTCATTAACTTGCTCAGATCAGCTAAGTCTGATATTGATGCAGTTAATAAAGTGATGCAAAAATATCCAGAGTTAACTTTATCAGAAGTATCTGGAATAGTAAATAACTTTAAAAAAGAAATTAATCAACCATGAGACTCAATCATCCTGGTATCTACAGAATTGTAGGTGAAAACTTTGAACTTCTTGCTAATATAATTGGAGAAGTTCCTTGTATGAGAATTACTTCTGCACTATTAGTTAATGACTTAGTACAGAAAGGAGAATTCACAATACTACCTGAAGAATCTATTGAAATTCAGAGCGTATTAGCAAATCCTGACAAATTTGTTTTTCTAGAGTATGAATACTCAGAAATATGTTCATTACCATCTTATCGACAATCGATACATGGTACAAAAATGCCTAATATAACTGATGAACAGTTAAAGACATTTACTAGTAAATACCTCGAAGATATTGGAATATATGGACGAGGTGTAGCTGCAACTAAAGCTTATATATTAGAAACTACAGGCTGGTCATTAGCACAAATTAATGTAGTACTAATGAAAATAGCTAAAAGAGTAAAGCAGCAATATGTTAATTTATAGTTTAACAAACCATATATATACCACTTGGGGAGTTAAGTATAGTTCATTTAACTGGCGTCCTGAGTGGTATACCTTTTTAAGAATACAAAAAAGGGAATTAAACGAAATAGAATTTCATGAATCATATAGGATTAAAACTGTAAAATATTTAATATTTTGGTTTGATAATATGATAATACAAAAGATAGGAGTAGATAAAGATTTAACCTTAAAAGTACGCATAAGAATATTATGT